GGTCCAGTCGGCGTCGGTGCGGGGCCTGGCAGCGGCGGCGCGTCACCCCGCTCCCGCCTATGCACACAAGCCGCCATCGCCCCGCCAATACCGAGGACTAGGAGGAGGCCGAGGAGCCACTTCTTCACTGTGCCTCGAACCCCGGGCAGCTGTCCGTGACGAGCCTTCCGTCACGCTCGAAGTGAACGTGCTTCGCGAACGGACAGTGTTTGCAGTACTCCGGCCCCGCCGCCACCCGCTCGAGCCTCGCCAAAGCAAGCGTGCTCTTCGTGGTCTCCGGGAGCGACTGCAGCTCTGCCGGCTCAGGCCCGTCCCCGTTCACCCAGGCGTTCACCGCCTCGACGGCGGATTTGCCGAATTTGGCTACCTCGTGCGCGGTGTCGAGCACACCAGGTCCGTGCTTTGCCACCTCGGCGAGTACGCGGGCGGCTGAGGTGAGCGCGCTCACGAGGCGCCTCCCGCGGCGCTACGGCTGACGAACCCGCGAAGGAACGCGAGCGCATCCTTCACCTCTTTCGGGACCCTTCCGCCTTGACCAGCCATGTCGAGCACCATCAGCGCAGCGTCCGCGTAGCCGATCGCGTCCACGAGGTAGGCGCGGGCTTTCGCTTCGCTTCCGCCCTCGAGCTCCGCACGAGCTTTCGCGAGCTCATCCCGAGCAGCGTTCACGGCAGCCGTGATCTTGCGCGCCGGCTCTAGAGCAGCGTTCGCAAGGGCGGCGTCACCCGTGTTGGCAACGGCGTTGATCCAAGCGGCGTTCACCTCGTCGAGCGCCTTCACGCTGACGGCCGCCACGTTGAATGCGGCTCGCGTAACGTCCATTGCTTGGGCGCCGCTGGCTTCGGGGGAAGCGGATGGCGAGCAGGAAGTCAGACCCGGCGAAACCGCGATCGTCCCGGCGAGCAGCAAGAGCGCGAGTGGAGCCGCCCCCGCGCCCGTCTTCGGAGTCGGGGGCGCCGCATCCTTCGCCAACGCCACATGCGCCGACGACCGCGCACCGGGCACCATCAGCGCAATGGCGAGCGTCACGGTTTCGACGAGGTCGAGCGGGCTCTTTACCAGGCCGAGCGAGTCGGCGATCTGCGGGAGAGCGAGCACGGCGACGCCCGGGACCCACTGCCATTTCGGCGGCAGGACGCGGGACCAGAGCGGGCCGAGGCGGGGGATCATGCGGGTCGCGGCGAGGAGGATCGCGGTGACTTGCGGGAGGTAGGAGAGGAGGTTTTCGGGCATTGGATGGATCTCCGTGGTTGCGTCGGGAGGGCCGCGGCAAAGTGGAACGCGGGGCGCGGCTACGGGGCGCGCGTCACGTCGGCGATGATGAGGATCCGGCCGTAGTCGATCGTATAGATGGTTGGTACGCCGGAGACCGAGCCTTGCAGATCCCAGAAGAGCCGCCCTTTAGGCCAGGCTGTAGTCGCCGAAGCCGGAATCAAGATCGTACCCACGGCACCGACGAAAGTGATCTGCCCGTTCACCACGGTCGCCTGATGGACCGCGTCCGCGTCGGTAACGGTCGCTGTGCTCGCCTCGGAGCTCCTGAGCGTGAACTTCACGCCGCCCGTAAACGTCGAGCCGAGCCACGAATTACCGAGCGTGAAGGAGTAGGAGAACGTGTCTCCGCGAATGTGTGGGGGGAGCGTCGTGGGTGCGTTCGGGGTGGTCATGATGGCCGCACCGGCCTTGTGCTACAAACCAAGTGTCCCCGCGTCGCTGCTACACGACCGGGGACGTGGCCCAACAGGAAGGTTGAGTTCCCATGGACATGGCTACGGTACGACGCTGCTCGCGATGCGGGAGAGAGAAATCGATCAGGAGCTTCGGGCACAGCGCTAGCGGTGGTAGGGCGCCGAATTGTCGCGCATGCGTTCGTCCCCACGGGACCGTCAGCGACGAGGAGCGCTTCTGGGCATACGTCAACAAGGACGGCCCCGTGCTCGTGCCGGAACTTGGCCCATGCTGGGTGTGGACCGGATGCGCCATCCGTGGTTACGGGCGCGTGCGGTTCTTGGGCAAGCCCGAATATTCTCATCGCGTTGCTTGGTACCTGGAACATGGGCGATGGCCTGACCCCCAGGCTCTCCACAGGTGCGACGGCGGGGCGCTTGGTTGCGTGAGAGTTGCTCACCTGTTCGAGGGGACCACTGCCGACAACATGCTCGACAAGGTACAGAAGGGTCGCCAGCGGCGCGGCGCGGCCGTTCCTAACGCAAAACTCACGGAGCCACTCGTGAGGCAAATCCGAGAATCTGTCCAACGCGGCGAAACGCACAGGGTCGTTGCGTCCAGACTTGGCATCAGTCCCAGGCTGGTCGCTATGGTAGCGCTCTGTCAGATCTGGAAGCACGTCGAGTGACATCACTGGCTCTGTATCCGCCGCTGGAACGCGAGAGCATCAAGCAATTCGTTGGTGATGCACTTGGCCACAACCCCGCGCGCGCCGCCGATCAGGCTCGTGAATCCATCCGGGAGGGCTCGCACCATCAGATGGCTCGACGGTCCCCACCACAGGGACAGGGACTTGTCAGAATTTTGGATCACCTTGCGCGGCAGCGGCAGACCGACCCCGTGGCGAGCATGGAGAGCGTGCTCAAGTGCGTCGACCCGCTCACTCGCCTGCCCCCAGCTGCCGACACCACGGAGCGACGCGCGGAAGTTCGCGAAGCCCTGAGCGTGCCGCGGACGGTAGGACGCCTCCGCGACGCCGCGGCCCTTGAAGCAGAGCGGTTCGCGCTTCCGCTTCTTGGCCGCGACGAACTCGCGGAAGTCGCGCCAGGTTTGGAGTACCGGAAGCACGGCGTTAGGCGATAGTAAACGCCGTGGCAGTCGTGAGCCGCGGCGTCACGCCGCTCCCGCACACGATATTGGGCGTGACCGTGCCAAGGATCTCGAGGATCCCGGTACCGCTGGACGCCGAGCCAAGCCCGAGATGCGTGGCCGTGCCGGAGCCGCCAGTTCCAGCGGGGAAATCGGCGTTTGCTGCAAGCACGGTCGAGCCACCGGTCACGGTGAATCCACCCGACGTTCGCGCGCGGGCCACGCGGGCGTAGCTCGTGTAACCAATCTCGTTCGATGTCTGGTTGCCCGCTTCACCCGGCGAGGACGTGTGCAGCCCGAGGTACCAGTTGGTGAACGGAGATGTCGCGGCATTGTCGGCAACGTTCGCCCAGTTGGTCGCGTTGAAAAAGAGTAGTGCCGCTGCGTTCTCGAATGCGTCGGATGCGTCGCTCATGATTTGCTTTCCTTCACGCTGCCAATGGCAGCTCCTCGTCTTGGTTTTTTGTCCAGGTGGTGACGGTGCGCCCTGACACGACCTGCGTAGCAACGACCGGTTCGTTCGCCGGACGCGTCCATGCCGTGGTGATCGGTGGATTGGGCGGAATGATGCTGGCGCTCACGGCTGCGCACGAGACGACGATCGCCGACGCGCCCACGGCCTCTATGGTTTGCCCGGAGACGCCCGATCCGGCGATGACGATCGCGCTTGAGCCGGCGGCGGCGGAGGTCGATACTCCGACGCCAGCGGCGGAGACGACACACGAGGAGACCCCGGTGCCCCACCGGAGCTCCTCGGCTGCTCCGGAAGCCGTGCAGACAACTGCGGAAGTGCCCGCGCCCGCTACTATCGATGAGCCAGCTCCCGCGCCCGCAATCGCGATGGCTCCGGCTCCGGTGCTCGCGGCTGTCGAGGCGCCGACGCCGGTACCGGTGCAAACGATCGCTGACGCACCGGCGGCCGGGTCCGTGCCTACCTCGGTCCCGACGCCAGCGGCGCCGACCACGATTGAGGAGGCGCCGCTGGAGGCAGCGGTGGTCGAGCCGACGCCGGACGCGGTCAGGATTACGGAGGACGATCCGTCCGATGCCGAAGTCGACGCGCCGGCGCCTGCACCGGCGACGACGATGGCGGAAGCGCCGGCGGACGCAGCAGTCGAGCCGCCTGCGCCAGCGCATGAAACGACAACGGCTCCGGCTCCGTCCGCCGCGGAGGTTGAGCTCCCGACTCCGGTCGCTGTGCAGACGACCGCTCCGGCGCCGACTGAGCTGGTGTTACCCTCCCCGACGCCGGCCCCCGTGACGACAATGGCGCAGGACCCGGCGGCTTCCGCTGTGCTCGCCCCGACACCAGAAGCGGAGCAGACAACCGCTGATGCGCCATCGGCGGATTCGATGCTCCCGCCGGCTGCGCCCGTGATCGCAACAACGCGCGACCTGGCCCGGGTATCGGCGCGAGGCTTGGCCCGGTTGTAGATCGCCATCTACCGGCCCCCCGTCATTCGTCCCAGTCAAACCAATAGTCTAAGATCTGTCCCGTGCCGGTCGGACAGATGAGGCCAATGCCGTTCGCCGTACCGGCCGCCACGAGGATCCCCGTGTCGCCGAACGTCCAGATGTGGGCGGATCCAACGCTTGCCCCGAGAACAGTCTGGCGGAGCGGCGATCCGACCGCGCCGTCCGCCGTGTGCCCAGCAAACCCGGTGCCGTTCGGAGCCGGCCCCGCCTCATCGTACGCCACCTCCGTCAGGCCAGCGCCTACGCCCGTTGCGTTCGTGAATCGCACGAGCGCCACAGCAACGGCTGTAGAGGTCGTGTTGGTGACGCCGACCTCGCGTAGTTTCAGCGTGCGGCTCGCGACGGCGAACAGCGACGCCACCGCGCGCAAGGTCGTGCCGGCCACCGTTGAGCGACCAGCGATTGAGAATCGTGCCATGTTGTTTCCTCGGTAATCAGGCCGCTCTATTGGCGGGCACCATCGGCTGCTGTAGGGCGAGGACCGGCGGTTCCTCGACCTGCCAAGACGTAGCAATCAAGATGTGCTGCTCGGCCGTCGTGATGCTGGTCCAGCTCATGTCGAACGAGGCCTGCACCCACGATTGGCGCATGGACGTTGCAATCCGCCCGGCATTCGCACTGTCGGTCGAGAAGTCTGCCGTCTCGGTCTGCGTCGGGTGCGGCGTCGCGTCGTCCGTACCGGTCACGTTGTAGAGCACGTCGCGGATCCAGCCGTTCGAGGGCGCGTTGAGCGTTGCGCTGATGCTTGTGCTCGTGTTGTCGGCGCCGCCGGTGGCAAACGGACCACCCTGAAGCATTCCCGGCTTGTAAGAGCAGGCGGCGTTGACTTGGCCCGAAGCGCCGTCAACCGTCACGCTCCACGTGTAGGGACCCGCGGTGGCCGGCAGGCTGTCAGAAAGCAGGTAATAGGTGGCCACTCCCGCGGTGGAGACCGTGCGCGAGTGCGCGAGCGTCATCGTGACGCCGTCGAATGTGATCGCGGTGACGCCCGTGCTAACGTTTTTGAACTCCACGTCGAGCCAGACGATCCGGCCGCGTTCGCTCGAGGCCGGCAAGAACAGGACGCCGCTCGCCGTGTGGTCGCTCGTCCCCGTGCTGCCGTCGGTGGAGATCGTTGGCAGATCGGTGGAGTCGATTGCCTCGACCAGCACAACGTCGCCGTTGTCCACCCATTGCGCGTTTGATTCGTCCCACTGGAACGTGCCTCCCGAGTAGGCAGTCCGCGAGGAGTGGAGCATCCCGGCGAACGCGGCTCCGGTAGCCGTCAAGCTCGTGTCCGGCGGCGCCCCCGTCATGAAAACGAGGTCACTGATGACGCCGCGGCATGGGGAATTGCCAAAGCCGTTCGTGGGGAATCCGTTTCCGATCGCAGCGTTCTGTGTGCTGCTCGTAGTACCGCCGTCCTCTGCGGTGTTGGTTGCGTCGAGCACCCAAGCGCCGCCGGCCCGCCGCGTGTAGAGCCGGAAGTCGTTTGCGCCGAAGCGCGCAAAACAGAAGTCCCACCACTCCGCGTCGTCCACTGCGGAGGCGCCGGTCAGCGTCTTGTCGAACGGGGGGCCGGCGGCTGCGGTTGTCGTCGTGCTCCAAAAGGCAGTCAAAAGCCCGGTGCTGCCGATCCGGACATAAACCATAACGTCCGAACCATCGACGCCCTGCTGGTAGATCGTGTGAAGATCGCTTGTTCGAACGCAGCGCGGAACGCGGAACCTACCGGCGAGGGCGAAGCTATTCGTGCCCTGCACGCCTCCGCTCGCGAGCGCGGCGCCCGAGTACGGGGACCCGTTCGGGAAGTAGGACTTTCCCTTCTTCGTGATCTGCGCTGCCGTTTTTTCGAACGGCAAGAAGTACAGATACCGACCCTCGAGCGTGGCCGCGCCTTGAGAGCCGGAGTCGATCCAAACGAAGCTCGCGCCGTATGCCCGATGTGGAGTGTCGTCGATACAGATCGCGACGCCGTCACCGCAGCTCGTCTGCGGGCTAACGGGCGTGATGGTCGCGTACTGACCGACCACCCACGTGAAGCCGAGGTCGTCGGAGTACGACAAGCCCGCCGCGTTGGGCGAGTTACACGACAAATACATCCACCACCGGCCGGCAGGATCGATCCAGATCGAGCCGGGAACGCAGCCGTTGTTCGTCGTGATCCACGGCGCCGCGCTCGAGGTGATGACGGGGTTGGATCCGTACTTCGTAAGCCCGGGGAACGAACCGACCGCACCATCCCACGTCGCATCAACGCGGCCGACTTGCGTGATGGATCCATCATGGCCGCGATAGAAACCGACGAGCTTGTTCCCGATCCAAGTCCAACCGTTCAAATCAGGGACGTTCGCGTCGTCCCAAGTGCCGCCGCTACCAACGTCGATCAGGGGCGGAGATCCGAGCTCAGTCCACCCCGTTTGGAAGTCATAACTCGTATTGTATTTGCCGACGCCTTGGCGCGGGTTTCCGTTGTTGCCGCGGTGGTTGAAGACGACCCAGCCGGCCGCATCTCGCCGCGGCCAGATCGCCGTCGTGACGTTTTCGTTGTTTTCGCCAGCGCCGCCCGCGGTCCACAGCGTTGCGGGCCCGCCCGCGCCGGCCGCAGGGTCATAGTCGAGCGCAAGCGGCGTGCTGCCGCCGATGCGGGAGGTCAGTGTGGGCTGAGGCGCTCCGCTTTCGATCACCTCGCCGATCCCGCTGTATTTGGCCGGCGCACCCGGGTAGCCCTCGGTGCGCAGCCAGTCGGTGACGCCGGCCTTGACCTCGTTCGTGTCGCTCGCGACGCCGCTTGCATTGACGTACGGGTTGATGTCCGTGCATTGGATCGGCGGGCGGTCGAACATCGCCGAGAGCGGCGCGACGTTCGAGTAGGCGGAGGCGTCCGCGATCCAGATCGGGCGAAAGGGGCCGGCGTTGCTTGAGCCGACGCTCATTCCGCCCGTCACGTACCGAGTGTCGCGAGTTGTATCTACGTCGATGCGCCATTGCCGGCCCCACGAGACGGCGCCGTCCGTGCTCGTGCGATAGCGGACATGGACCGCCGAGTTGTAGACCTCAGAGCTCGTGCCGTAATAGAAGACGGTGAGCGAGCCGGTCTGTTGATCGAAATAGCAGCCGCCGCCGAATGTGTCGTCCTGGTCGGTTACTACGTTGGTGCGCTGTGTGATCGAGGCCGAGCCGTTGATCTGGTAGGCGAGGAAGTCACCGGAGGCGCTATCGACGGCCGTCCACGCCACCGCGAAAAGGTGCCCATCAGAGTGGCGCACCGCCCCCGAAAAGCCCATGTCGTGAAGGGCACCGCTGATAGCGATCGACGTGTTGATCGCTGTGCTGGTCGTCGTATTCGCGCTGTCGTCGTGCGTCGCGAAAAGCAGGTCCGACGCCGAGGCGTCGAAGAACAGCATCCACACGTCCTGGTTGTCCGCGGCATTGCCCGGGAACAGGCGCATCCGATCGCCTGCTGCCGGCGTGACGGTCGTGAGGTTGGTGCGCGCGCCCCACGTCGCGCCGTCGTCGGTCGAGCGGAAGAACCCGCTTTCGACCGCCGTTAGATCGTCAATGAAGGTCGCGTATAGATTTCCGCCTACCGCTTTAGTGATCGAGCACGAGCGCTGAGCCATCGTGCCGCCCGAACCGCGGAGGTCGGTCGCATTGCTGATGATCTGCTCGGTGTCGAGCGTGTCGGTCGATGTCTCGAGCCCGCGGTAAAGGAAGTCGTTGGCGGTCGTGTCGGTGTAAGCACAGTAAATCTTCGTGCCGGTGAGCGAGGGGGTCCATTTGTCGAACCAGATCGCAAAGCACCCGATCGTCCCCGTCTTGACGTTGACCGCCGACCCAAACGTCAGCCCCGCGTCAGTGCTTTTGATGTACTTTAGATCATTGCTTGAATCGACGTAGAAGAAATAGCCGACGGTCGAGCTCGTCCAGACGAGCGATTCGCCGCAGCATTTGCGCGGGAAATCATCGGAGCCTGGTCCTCCGGCGTTGACGACAACGGTGTCAGCCATTGCTGTCTTGCGCTCGCGCGCGTAAGCTTTCGCTCATGACGAGTTTCGTGTTGACGAGTCGCTTCCGGCTCACCGCGGAGCAGGGTCGGCGTTTGCGCGAGATGCCCGGGCTCCTGGATGTCGCCATCGTGATCGATGAACGGAAGGGCGAGCCGCGAATGTTCGTGCGCCCTGACGGTTCGGCGACCTGGGGCGACGGCCGCGAGGTCGTGCCGGATGCGGACGGGTGGGTGAGGATCCCGCTGGTGCGATCGTGATGACGCCGGCCCCTCGCTACCGCCCGCTGACTCCGGAAGAAGAGCGGAGCCTACGGGAGCAGTGCGGCATCGGCTCGGACGAACCGGCTTCTGATGTCATCGTCGCCCCTGACGGAACTCTCACCGTGTACGTATTCGGTCCAGAGATTGATCCGGACGATCCGGAGACCTGGTAGAGTTGCCGCCCCTTCGCCTCGCTCTGGTGGGAGAGCAGGGCACCGCGGGACGGCGGGCGGGTGGGTGAGATTAGCCCGTGGTGCGGGTCGCGCGCAGCGGAACGAAGTTCCCGCCGGCCGCTTTCCGGAAGACGCACTTCATCGCGGTTGACGCGGGGAAGGTGAAGATGGTCGCGTTTGCATTGTCGCGAATGGTCAACGTGTTAGCCGTCGTGTCCTGCCGATCGATCGTGATCGTCTCTTCGTCGACAGCCGACGTGTTATCGATGTCCACCACGCGATTTGTCGAGAGCGTCGCGGGTGGCAAGACCCGCCAGGCCGCGCCCGCGATCGTGATGGTTGCGTCCGCATCGGTCAGATCCGCTCCGAGAGACTCGTCCCCGTTGCGGTAGCTCGGTCCCATCTCGCCAGCGACCTGCTTGCGTCCGTTGCGATCGCTCCACTTGCCGCCGCCAGAGATGCGCGTGACGGCGCCAGTTGTGATGACATCGTCAAGATCGATTATCGACGCGGTCCCCTCCGCGTGACAGTGCTGGGTGGACGCGCCCTGCATGCTCCCGCCCTTGATGACAACGCGCGCATTGCTGTTTGGAAACAGCCAGACGTTTTTCGGATGGCTCGTCCCAGAAAACTGGCAGTTGGTGACGTAGATGGTGGGCCGGTTGTCCGGTATGCTCGCCGCTGTGTCATCCTGCGAGACGATGCCGTAGCCCGTGGTGTCGATCGGGATGAACGACACGTCGCTCATCTTCAGTCCACGCATGCAAAGGCCCGTCGGATCGGCGATCAGGACGCAGACCTCACACTGGTCAAAGCCACCGCCCTTCCAGTCGCCATAGACCCCCTGGAAACTGTCCGCGTCGGCGTCAATCAGGAGCAGGCCGCGAAGGTAGCCGTAAGCGAAACAGTCCGTAAAACTGAACTGCTCGGCGCCATCGACAAGGAAGGCGATCCCGTTGGCGAGCACCCAAGCAGTCGGCGCACCGCTATCGTTGTTAGCTGGGTTGAAGTGGACGTTCGAGATGCGGGCCACGTCGGCAACCCGCCCGAGCCGGATACCGTGCGAGAACGGGAAGGCCCAGACGTTGTCGATGCGAGCGCCGCCGCCACCCTGAGTGTCGATATGGATCAGGTCGTACGGGTTGATCGCTGTGATGTTCTCGATCGTGCAGCCATCGGCGTTTGACCCGCAGTAGAAGGCGTAATCGTACGCTGTGGGCGTCCCCGTCGTGACCTGGCTCGGATAGTAGAGTTCGAGATTCCTCACGGCGCTCTGCATGCCCATCGTGAAGAGCTTGCCCGTCCCGTAGACGTGGATCAGGGTCCCCGTGTTCAGCAGGGGTGTTCCGCCGGTTCCACGGTGCCCCCGCGCCATCCCGCGCTCACGGCCAGTGATGCAGGCACCTTGCGGAAGGGTGATTCCACTATTCATACGGATCACACCATCTGGCAGATACACGCAAGCCCCGACCCGCTCTTGCGCTGCGGCCAGAATTGCTGCCGTAGCGTCGGTCGTGCCCGTCAGGTCGATGTCGGGGGTGATCCAGAAACGGCGCGGGACGTATGTGGTCCCCTCGAACTGGGGCACATCTCCAACATTGACCCCCTGCTCGATCGCGTTCAGGTTGTAGAGCGTAAACGTGACGGCATCGGTGTTCAGCGTGAACCCGCCGCCGACCGTGAGGACGTAGCTAGTCCCCGCGTTCACCGTGCCCGCAAGCACCCGCGTAATCGCCCCACTGACGAACTCCGCCGAAGCATCCGCATCCGCCGTCCGCGTCAACTGCCACGGTGTGGACGCGCTTCCCGGATCGGCGACGTAGTACCAGCCGTTCTTGAGCGTGGACGCCTCGTCTTTGACCAGCAGCCGGTTATTCGTCGTGAGGGTGACGCCGTCGATCGCAGCCAGCGCACCGTTTGCGTCCGCCGTGAGCGTGTTGCCCGTGCGCGTGTTTGCGGCGAGGGCCGCGGTAGTGGCGGCGTTGACTTCGGCGCGAGTGGTGTTGGACTCGGGGCCGATGCTGAGCGTACCCGTGGCCGCGTCGTACTCGGTCAGTAGACTGCGGAAGTTCAGGGTCGCAACGCGGCCCGTGCCCGCTACCTGCTCACCATCCTGCTCGGCTTTTACGCCGCGCATCTTTGCGGTCCAGATGGTCATTCTGCGTTCGTGCTTTCAGCGAAAATAGGTAAGCGCCCGCCACAGAGCCGCCCCGACGCGAACGTCCGCGCGGGAGAGTTGGCACACAACCGAACAGGAGCGCCGAGGCGGGGCAGCTCTCTAGCGGGGGATCAAACGTACCAGACCGTCAGGCTCAATCGGTGGACCTTGAAGCTGTTGTTCTGTGCGTTCGTGGAGCCCTCGCCGCGTACGGCTACGAAGTAGGAGAGTCCCGTCTGCACGAGCGAGTTGATGGGGCACGAGATCGTATGCATCGCCTCGAACGCCGCGGCGCTACCCGACGTATCCAGCGCGCCGGCGATCTCAATGGCCGTTCCGGTGGAATCGACCCCACCGAGCGCAAGGCGCGGCATACTCGCCGGGAGGCTGCCACCGTGGCTGGTGGCCGACTGCACGGTTGCTGTTAGCGTCCCAAATACGAGTCCAGGCATGACGTGCGGCATCGTAAGGGACGCGTAGTTCACATCCGCCGTCTTCTGGTTGATGTATGGGACCGTGACCGCCGAAGCAACGGAGTCCGAGCCCCAGTAGGTGCTAGTTCCGCCGATGAGCGCGGGTTGCCAGAGGATCGTCGTCGCTGACGCCCCAGTCCCGAGCAGTCGCTCGCGCACCCAACGGATCTGCTTGTGCAGCGCGATCCCGAGGTTCCGGATCATGTCCGCGCGGCCAGCCGCGGGCAGCGTTAGGTCGGCAAGGACCGGATCCTGACCGTTGGCCGTAAAGAGCTCGGTCGAGCCGCCGGTCGTGAGCGTGTTCTTGAGATGCTTGGTCCGGTTGGCGAGATCCGTTGTGAGCTGCGTAACTACCGCAGGGTAGTTCGTGTCGTTCACCTCCGGCGCGTTGATCGCCGAGGGGAACGTGTCGGATTCGGTGACGGGGGCGCTCATGGACCGCTAAGGCCTTTCCACGGTAACGAAGATCCCCGACATGGCCAGGTTGGGGGTCGCGCTACCCGCGGTCTCCCCAGTGAACCGCACGCGGTAGATCGTGTTGTCCGTCACGGTTTCCGACAGGCCCGTGATCTCGACCTTGTGTAGAAGTTGGTAGGTCGCGAGAACGGTGGTGGCATCCGAGGCCGTGCCAATCGAGACCTCTGTGTTGCTAACAATGGGGTCTCCGCCGACCGTCAGCACTGACTTGTTGAGCTCAAGCGTCGGCTTGGTGAGGCCCGTCAGGTTCGTTGCGCTACCGTTTCCAATCCACGCATGCGCGCCCTTGATAACCACGCCTGGCGGCATCCACGGCACCTCAAACATCAGCAGGCCGGCGCTGGCTACGCTGCTTTGAAGCCAGTAGTGGGCCCCGCCTGAAGTAGTGAGATCAAACCGGGTCGACGTGTTGATGAGCGAGTAAGCGATCGGAACTGTCAGCAGGCGACTAGTCGGAAGCCACAGCTTCAGCCACTGCTCGCGATCCTCGATCTGCTGCAGCTGCTGCTCTAGAATGGACGACCAAATAGACGGATCTTCTCCGCTGTCCGGACGCGTGAGTCCCGTTCCAAAGTTCGCGTTTGCGGGAGTGCCGGTTAGGACTGTACTCATGGTTACTTCGCAGATGCTGCGGACGCACGACGGCACGTCCTCGGTGATGTAAGTGGTCGATTCGCCGCGACACCCGACGAGGGAGAGCGCGAGCAGTAGGCGGCGCATGGCGCTACCTCAGTGGAACTTGCACTTCGACGCCGCCGCCCCACACGACGCCGAGCGGATCTCCCCACGGAGAACCCTCACCCCATAGACCGAGACCAATCTTGAAGAGGAACCCACGAAAGATCCACTCGTGCGGCTTCCACTTGTAGACGATGCCCTCAACCGTTTGCTGGAAGTCACGGTCGTATCCCTGCGGCCCCCAAACTCCCGTGCTCGTATCTCCCCAGACGAAGTCACCCCAGGGGATCGGGAGTCCCGTGACCGGGTGAAATCCGTTCTGAAAGACGACCCAAAATTGGGTGCGATACGGCGGCGGTTCTCCACGCGGGCCCGGCGCCGTTGGCCGGAACTGCACGTAAGCGCCGCGGTCGTTCCAGTAGTAGCCGGCCTCGCCCCAGTCAGCTCCGGGACCGCCCCACGACCCCATTGTCGTTGTCGGCCCGTAGCCAGCGGCGAGTAGCTGCTTTTCGATGACCTCTTCGGTGCCGCCTTCTTCGTAGATTTCCCAGGCGGCCTTCAGGCGCTCGCGGTACTGGGCGCTAGTTTCAAGGTGGTACTGGGGCAGGCGCCTGTCCCGGCCGATGACCGGGAGCACGTCGTCCGGGCTTTCCGGATCGTCGAGCAGGTGCATCCGCGTGGCGAGGATCCACGCCTCGACCTGCTGATCCTGCGTGACTCCAAGCGTGATGCCGACGAACGCAGCCATAAGCGGCGCCTCGGGCTCGGACATCCAGTCGGGCGACCGGAGCTCAACGAGCGCGCGGAACGTGTTTGGCGGCGCGTAGTCGTCTTCCGCCACGTCAGTTCAGCACGGTGTAGGTGATGTTCCAGGTGCCCTGGACAACCTTGTCGTAGGCGGAGAGCACAACGTCCGCACTCGGCACGGTGAGTGTCACAGTCGCCTTGGTCGCGCCAGCGCCAGTCAATGCGTTCTTGATCGCGGTCTCGATATCGTTGACCCGCACGACGCCGCTCGGGCCTGGTGAGAAGTCGAAGCCGCCAGGTGGCGTTGCGCGCACGAAGGCCAGGAGTGCCGCGTCGACGGCGGTAGACGCCGTGGTGGTGTCGATGCCGGCGAAGTGCGCTACCCCGGTAACGCCCAGTGGGACCTCCGGTGCCGCGTAGACTTGCACCGTCTTCGGGGTGGCCTTGCGCCCAAAAGTCGCGAGGTCAAGCGCAATCTGGACGGCAGAAACCTCGTCGGCACTCGCGGTCGAGTCGAGTCCCGCAATGTAAACGTCGGTCGTTGCCGGCCCACGTGGATTCGTGGAGTCCACGGCAACGCTGACGACGCCGGGGGCCACGTCAAGAGCCCGCTGCTTGAGCGCGTCGTCTGACTTGGAGATCGAGCGCTCCGACCAGCGAAGCTGCGCCCGCTCTTTGATTCGGTCGTCGCTCTCCTCGTCCTGACCGGACTGCTCGAGCGTGTAGGTGGTGATGGTGACGCCCGAAAGCGTGGTCACCATCTCGAGCGCGACGGTCGCCTCGGTGAGCGCGTCGGCGATGTTGGCCGCAGTGCCGGCCACCTCGGCCTCGAATAGGAGCTCCTGCGTGCCGCCCGCGGTGAGCGTCACCGGGTAGCTGATGCCGTTTCCCTCGACGTTGCGGTAGGTGCCGCCGCTCACGTTCGAGAGCACGAGATCACCAAGCGCAATGCTATGTGGGCCGCTCGTCGCAAGACACGAGAGCGTGACGAGCAGCTGAGCCTCGACGGCCGGCTCGTGCTCCTTGTTATAGAAGCCGCTGAATACCCGCTTTAGGGCGTCATTGGTCGCCGTGTCCGGGTGGTGCGACTCCTTGATGAGCACCCCGACCTTCGAGCCGCGCACCATGATCTCGGCGCCGAGGAATGTGACGATCGGCGCGATCGAGAATGGCTGCCATGCCGTCGCCGTGAGCCCCTGATCTTCGAGGAGCGAAAGCACATCTTGCTGCCCTTCCTCCTCGGTGAGCTCGACGAGGTCGTTCCAGTTGAGACTTGCCATCGGGGTTACGCAGCGCGGCGGATGTCGAGCAGCTTCGAGCTCGCTTCGCTTGCTGTCATCGTCAGCTCAAGCGGACCAAAGACTGACGAGACAAAGATCTCGACGCGGAGATCGCGACCGCCGGAGGAAAGCGTCGCGATCACGACCGCGTCGACGACGCCCTGATCGCGCTTCACCTCTTCTTTGATCTGGTTCTCGATCTGCCAGGTTGGCGCACGAGAAAGCAGGTAGTCGGAGACGTTGAGGCCCTCGTTTGGCCACCACGGGAAGAACCCGTTGGAGGTCCGGAGTCGGCGCGCGATCCGCTGAGCAAGCGCGATCGGCCCGGCCACTTCCGGGCACTCGGGCGTGATGTCGCCATCGTGGAACAGGTCAACCGTCGCGGCGGCGGAGCGATCCCCCGAGGCGAGCAGGGCTTTTGCGGCCGAAATCTCGGCCTGCGTGGAGAAAACGCGGGCCATCGGCTACACTTTGAATGTAGGTCGGCCCGGCACTGTGTTCAGCAGCCCGGGCCCGGCCGGGAGAGTTAGTCCCGACATGCGAACAATAGCGATGGGGTTCATGGTTGCAATGGCGCTGAGCGCCGGGAGCGCGCTCGCCTACGACGTAGTGATCCCGCCCATGCCGGACTCGTGGAAGAGCCACGGAGACCGGTGGAGCTGGGAACGCGCGGTCAGAAGGTGTGCGGAGCGGCCGACGAAGTGGGCTCGCGAGCGGTGTATTCGGGGGCTTTACGAATGAGCCGCGACGAGTTTTTGGACGCTTGCCGCGACTTCGGACGCTCTTCCTCTGAGGCGCGCAATGCTTTGCAGAACATGGCGGCGGAGATAGACGGCGCGCGCCTGAAGGCTGAGCTTGAGCAGACCGAGTGGGAGGCGAGTGAGCCCAGTATTCCCACTGGGGATCTGCCGCTCCTTGACGATGTTCAGGACGGTGACGAGCAGACGGCCTTCTACCGAGTCCGCGACACGGACCGTGTGGTCGAGGTTCGGCATGGTGCCCTGATCGGGTGGCACTTCCGGATCATCGGCGCCGGTCGCGTCGACCGGCCCGGCACCGCCGCAATGAACCGGCGTTTCATGGGCTCGTCGGTGAATGCCGCGCTGATGCGCCGCGTCTGCGAGTTCGTCCGGAGCCTGACGTGAGGCTGCTGGGTACAGCACTCTTCCTGCTCGGCTGCGGCTCATCCTTCAGCGCGGGAGACGGACCACGTGGTGGAGCGGGCTCAGCGGGCGAAGGCCTCGCTGGTAGTGCCGGTCTCGCCGGTGCGGGCGGTACCGCGGGAGAGCAGGCGGGGAGCGGCGGGGCGCAGATGGCCGGCGCCGGTTCAACCGGTGGCGCGGGTAATTCCGGAGAGACCGCGGCGGGCAATGGCGGCCGCGCTGGTGATGTCGCTGGCACCGGGGGAGAGCCGCCCATGGGTGGAAGCGGTGGCTCAGCTGGAGAGCCCATGGCGGGCATGGCGGGCATGGACACCGCTGGGGCGGCTGGTGCCGAGCAGTGCGGGCTTGCCTACGGCTCGCCGGGCTACAAGACAATCGACGATCTAGAGGACGGGGACGGTATCGTGGGGAACGGGGAGCGCGACCCGGAGCCGCCCGCTCGCTTCGGCATCTGGTCGGCCGGTAACTCGTCGCCGGGCCTGTGCCTGCAGACAACCGGCGAGCTCACGCCGGAAGAAGATGGGGACGGGAATCTCGCCGCTACAACCTCGGGCTTCGACTGCTTGGAGGCATGGGTCGCATTCGACTTGCACCGATGCGGCGACACCCCAAAGCCGTACGACGTTTCAACGTATGCCGGGCTCACCTTCCGATACCGCGGCGCGGCGGTTCGGGTTGTGGTCGTTGTCGACCCGTCGTGGCCTCCCGCAGAATCCCGCGGCAAGGGTTTTGCCGCGGCAGAGTCGTGGACCCAAGCGAGCGTTACGTGGGAGGAACTCCGTGGCGACCAGGTGATCGGGACGCCACCGATGAAGCCGCAGCCGACGGGTGAGCCGCGCGCCTTTGATGTGGAGTCGGTGATCGGCGTGATGTTCGTCTCAGGCGGCCCAGACGTCGAGCTCTGGGTCGATGACGTGAGTTTTCTCTGATGGGGACACTGTCGGCGGTTCACTGGCTGCTCGTGATCCTTGTGGTACTTGCCGCGTGCGTCGCCCCGGTCGCCGGCATCGTCGCGATCGTTTACTTCGTCACGCGCCGGAACCAGCAAGCCACTCCCGCCCACCCTCGATCGCCTGAGCCACGATCTCCCGAAGCTCCTCGAGAGTAAACACCCGCTCGGAGTCCACGTGAAACACGTATTCCCCGATGGGCTTCGGCGCTTTTCTGCCGGCGCGGCCAGGCGTTCCGTTCACGCCAGCGGCAAGAGCGTAGGTTCCGTTCGGAGGCCTCGTGTTCCCGTCCCACGCGGCCGATTGAATGAGTACCGACGATGCAATCCGAAAGTCGTAGCCCGGCACGACCTCAGAATAGGTTTCGATGACCTCGCCCTGCGAGATCGTGAGCGTGAAAACCTGCTGAGCCGCTTCCGCAAACGCCGTATCGCGCGCGTCCCACGTCTGGAGCGCGGAAGTCTTCACTTCGGCGTCGAGACCCAGGGAGTCGAGCGCATCCTCAAGCTTTTTGCGCTCACGAGGCACGGCAAGCCCAGCTCGTGCCACCCGGTAGTCTGGCCACCGCTCGGTGATGATCTCTTCGGCTCGGGCGCGCGTCCCAGGATCGAGTGATCCGAGGTACGCGGCGGCCTCTTGCTGCAACGCAGCGAGCGCCGGGTCTGTGGAGAGATGCTCAATGGTGCCAGATAGCGCGGTGATGGCCGATTGCCGGTGCTGCTCGGCGATGTCCGGATCGATTGGCGCGACAGTGAACGATGCGGCGGCTCCGTTCGCTACGGTGACCGCGATCCCGTTGCCGCTCGCCCCGGGCGGACGGGCGGTCAGGGTGAGCCCGCCGATCGTGAGCGTCGCCGAAACGGCGGGCGTCGGCTCGATAGGATCGATCGCCTGCGTCGCCGCAACGGCCTCGTCGTATGCCTTCTCCCGCTCGAGCTCGTCGCGAAAAGCGCCGTACGTTCGCAGCCTGTCCGCGAGCGCTTCGCCGTGCGGGACACGGAAGCCCGTCTCGCTCGGAAGCTGCGCCTCAATCGCTCCGGCGACCTCGGCCCAGTCGGTCACGCGAGACCCGCGACGAGCTTCAGGGTCGCGATCGTGCCCGGGTCAGCTCCGCAAGCGAGCACGAGCGCGAAGCCTTGGTCATCGGCGGTTCCGCCGGGAAGGCCACCGTTTGTGATGGTCCCGAGATCATTCGACCAGTCACCGACGCGCCCCTCGAGCGTGATCAGATGAATTCCGGCGCGCCCTAGCGTGGCGGTGAGTTCGACAGCCAGGGCTGCCGACGCCGAGAGTCCTGCAATCGCGGCGACCACTTCAGCGATCAACGCGGCAATCGCGGAAAAGTCCACGACGGCGCCCGGTGCCGTGATGGCTAGGTTCAAGCTCGCCAGGACGCGGGTCGCAACGTCGATGCTTGCGACGACGCCCGGCGGCTTCAGCACCAGCGCGAGTTGCGACTTGAGGGCGCCCGCGAGTTTTGCCGCCAGTTGTGGCAGGATCAGCGCCGTCGATGACTCAAGCGCGATGACGCCTTGCATCGTCATCGGGAGCAGCGTCCCGATTGAGCCGCCCGCTACGTAGGTGGCGGCCACGGGCTACACCAAGAGCTGGTCAGAGCCCGTCTCGATGATGCCAACGCCGGCCTCTACGACCGTGATCACGCCCACCGCGGGAGCGCCGCCAACCGTGCCCGAGAATGGCAAAACAGGCGGCCAGGGGACCGTGACTGTGCCACCCACGTAAGCCGCCCCGCGCGCCTGGTCGCCGACTTGAATGCTCGTCGCGAACGCCCCTTGGTCGAAACCCGTTACGTACGGTATCGCCGGATCACCATCTTCCCAGCCAACCAAGCAAGTCGCACCGGGGAGCAGCTTGAGCGTCGCGATCGGGATGCCGACGCGGACGTTGCAGTCACCGACGCCGCGCCCCTTCATGCGGTCGTCCGTGACCGTGACGTCGACCCGGCCGCTCGCCTTCTGTCGGTCCACTTTGCAGCGGTACCGGTAGGCATACTCCGTCTCGGAGCGGATGCGCCTGAGAAACGCGTCCATTGCTGACCGCACGCCGTTGGCATTCAGCTCTTGCGTGGACCCGCGGCGCCCGACCCGGTGCGTAACGGACTCGACGCGCTGCCCTCGGCAGATGACGCCGGGAACGATGCTGGGCTCGTTCGGTTCGATGGTGATCGATCCCGTAGCCCAATCCTCGTCCGTCACGACGCCGGTCGGGGTGACCTCGGGCCAACCGTCCACGCCGACCCAAATGGTGCCGTCACGGAGCGTGCGCCACGTCGCGCCCTGCCGGTCGAGTAGCTTGGTGAGCGCCACTTGCCCGGGGCCCTTCGAGCGCTGCCAGGCGGGGATCTGGGCGTCGAGGACAGACGCCTGCGACTCGGTGGAGAGCGTTTCGCCGGCATCCCGGAGGATGTCCGCCACGACCGTCCGCACGCGCGTGACGCCGCCCGCGTAGTTTCGTGGGTCGAGGTCGCGCTGGAGACCGCCGGCTCCACCAACGACCTTGACCTTCGTCTTGCCTGCGTGCGCGCCGGAGCGGGACGGCAAAACGGTCCCGCGAAACTCGATGCCATCGATCTGGAAGACGAGAAGCCCGCTCGGCGCCTGTTCCTCGTCGAGATCGAGCGTCACCTCGGCGTGCCACGTGCCGACGCGCTGCATCGTCACCTCGGCGTCGAGAACTGGTGCCCCGGCGCCGCTCGGGTAGGCGGTCGGCGAGGCGACGGCCGAGCGGACACCGCGCGCGAGGGCATCGGTGAGCCTCGGCGTGAGGGTTCGGCGCGCCTCTTCTCGCTCGGACGTTGATAGGCCGATGCCGAGGAGCGAGGCCTCGATGGCGGCCGTCAGCTTGGCGTTTAGGCTCGATTGCAGGCGCCCGACGGCGGCGACTCCGAACGTGGGCGAAGCGGCTCCAGCTGACACGGAGGCATTCAGACTCACCGCGCCGGTCACCTCGACACCAGTCCCGACGGTCGCGACCGCGCCGATCCCGAGCTCGGCCGCAAGCTTTGACCGAACGGAAGTGGTGAGGGCGCCGCCGAGTGACGCGAGGGCTGTAGCGTCGAGCGAGAGCTGAGCCGAGAGCTCCGCCGGGATCGCCTTTTCGACGGCGATGCCGACCGCGGCCTCGATCTTCTTTCGCTGCGTGAGTGAGAGCGCCAACTAGAATCCTCTGCCGCCGCCAGCGCCGAGATCGTCGTCGTTGAAGCTGTCCATGACCGTCTCGGGGTTGTCGGGCATCGCACTCAAGTTTTTCAGCCCGTCCCTTCGATTCCGCTCAATCGCATCGCGCGCCAGCTTGTCCGCTAGTAGGACGTTTGCCGCCTCGCGATTGGTCATCGATCCGCGGCCCGCGGGCGGCTGGAGCTTCTTCACGTTCTTCGTTTCCTTGGGTGCGTCGAACCACTCCTCGAGGTGGATCGTGACGACCCAGGGTTTGCCGGCTTTCGGTTGGTCGGTATCGATCGATAGAATGCGGACGGCGACGATGCCGTGAAGGTTTACAAGGGGGTGAATGATGCCGACCGGCGCACGTTCACGACCTGGGCGCCGCGGATTGATCTGTGTGAGCACGCCCTCGTAGGCCGCGAGGTGGCTCGTGTTCATCTCGCCGACGAGCTTGAATTTCGACGACTCCGAGCCGAGGTCTTTGCTCGTCGGCTGGTCGCTACCCTTCGCCTTCTTGGTCTGCACCTCGATGGCGAGCTTGAGGCCCTGCACGGACCAGAAGCCCGGGAGCTTCGCTTCGCCGAGGATGGGGTTGTCCCAGTCCTTGGAATTCGCGTGCGAGCCGTCCCATGCGGGCGTGCCGGCGGGTTCGGTGGCGGCCATTGCGTGGGTGTTTTCGGTGGTGACGAAGGCGGCGAGTGGCGCCAGAAGGAACGCCCGCCGCGTGAGCTTCATCAGGCGGTCTCGATCGCGCCGAGAAACTTCTTGAGGGCCGCGGCGCCGACCTCTTCACCGGCCGCGTTCGGGTCGCCCTTGTGATCGACCGCTTCGACGTTGGTCGTCTGGTTCAGGGTGCCGATGTTGACGACTTTGCCGCCAGCCGCGCCCGGGGCTGACGCCACGCCGCGATTCTCGAGTCCAGCGGTCGTGCCGCGGAGCCTGAGCGCCTCCGCGCGGGTGTTCAGATCCATGCGCTCAGCGATGCGCTCCTCCGAGGTGGCGATGTTCCAGCGCGAAACGTCCGAGCGGCCCGTCATGAAAGCCTTCCCGGCCTTCGCCGCCATGTCGAAATCACCCTGAATCGCGAACACGAGAGCCTCGATACCGGCGAGCACCACCTTGAGGGGCGAGAACGCGTAGAAGAGCGCCCGCACGGCGTCTTCTGCGAAGAAGAAGGCTTCGCCGAGGAAGAGCGCAACGTTGCCCAGTCCCCCGATGTCGTTTTTGACTTTGTCGGCACCCGCGGAGAGCAGGAAGAACATCTCGTTGGCGACGACGCTCATCGTGTTCTTGATGATCGGGAGGTCCCGCTGGAAGTCCTCGAATATGCGCGCCACGAGGTTCGTCGTCGGCGCCTCAAGTTCGCTCCCGATGTCGATGAGGGTGTTTTTGATCGCCCCCTTCATCTGGGCGAGCATGCCGCTGATCTTCGTGCTCGCGAACTTGGTCGCTATGTCGCCGACGTTCTCCTCGTGAGCCTTGATCTTGATCGCTTGGATGATCGCGGGGATGGCGAACTCGGAGGTGATCTCCTTGCCCTTCTGCATCGCAAGGATCTCCTTGCGAGTCTTGCCAAGCCGCTTTTCTAGCTCTCGGTAAACGAGCTCAGCCGAGATGCCGCGATCGGCGAGCTGCCCCGTGAGCTCCTCCGCCTGGAGGACGCCCTTCATCTTGATCTGGCTGATCGCGCGAAGGATGCCCTTCACGTCGTCGGCCGTGGCGCCGAGCGCCTGCATGTCGGCGGACGCGCGGAGCAGCTCGCGAGCCTGGCCTACCTCGAATTGGGCAGCGAGGAGCTTCCGGTAGTCGTCGGTCGTATCCTCGATGTCGAGGCCCAGCCGCTGCGCTTCGCCGCGGACGAAGTTGAACTCCTCGCGCCCCAGGCGGGCGTCGCCCATGAGGGAGCCGAAGGCCAGGCGGGAGCGTTGGCCGAAGTCGAGGGCGTGCGCCGTTGCGGTGGCGAAAGAGACGCCAATGGCCGCCACTGCTGCCGTGGCCGCAAGTGCCGCGCCTGTGATCGCGGCGACGCCATACGCGGACAGCTTGCCGCCGAAAACAGGCCCAACGTCGCCCGCGTTCTTCTGCTCCAGCGCGAAGTGCTTGCGCATCGCCGCTTCCGTGCGGCCGAGCTCCCGTCGCGACGTGACGAGCCCACCCGACAGACGGCGCACGGCCGCCTCTGCGCGTCGCGCCGGCGCATTCACCTGCTCATGCAGGCGTAGGTAGAAGTCTGCGGTGTCGGCTGCCACGTTACTTGAACCAGGCCTTGTGTATGAGCCGCGCGATCGTCGCGTTCGTGGCTTGATCGTCGGCCACCATCAGCGCACCGAGCAGCGCGTCCTCGGTGGGGTCGCCGTACTCGTCGCGCTCGTACGTACCCGACAAAGCCAAAACGGCCCGAGCGCCCTCTAGGAGGTCGCTTCGGGCCGTTTCTAGTCTTTTCCCAGGAGTTGAACGTCCACCCTCTGGCCGAAAGCCAGATCCTTCACCGCCTGGAACAAGAGGTCGTGGAGAGCCGGGGCTTCCTCGAGGATGGCCGTCGCGTCGCCGACGCAACACATCGCGAGGATGAGATTGTCCTCGTGTGTGTACTCGTCGAAGCGCCCGGGCGGGTGTTTGCGCGGCTCGCCTTCGAACCTGGCCCACTCCGCGCGAGTCGGCTTCCGGAACACCGTGAGGCGTCCATGGATCCGCATCGGACGGACGAGCCCGTGCTTCTTCTTGAGCTCGTCGACCTGGCGCCGCTCTTCGGGCGTGAGTTCTGGGGATGGACTGGGGGTTTGTTCGTCTGCCACGTGTGTGCCTCCGTGGTAGGCGCTAAATTGCGTCTACTTGTTCGTCAGAGCGTGTTCCCGAACGGGTCGCGCCCGTTCCGGTAGATGTTGAGCGGCGTCAGGCTGAGTGGGACCATCATGGCCTCGGGGCCCTGCTTGAAAGCAGACTCCCAACTCTTGACCTTGCAGCTCCAGAGCACGTCTTGGCGCGCGGGGATGCTGCCGCCGCGGTAAAGGTTCGACGCGATATTGAGTCGCGCCATCGCGTACCCGATGCCCAAGTCCTCGAGCACGTCTTCGATGTAGTTGGTCCAATAGCGTTCGAACGTGAGCGAGCCCTCGAACGAAAACACGCTGTCCGTGAAATCCTGAGGTAGGCGATTCGAACCGTACATGGCCTCGAACTCTGCCGTGTCCGTGTAGTTGCACTCGCGAACACCGTCCGCGAAGGGCAGTGACAGGAGCAGACGCAGCTGATCGCCCTCGATGACACAGAGGTCGATCGTGACGGTCTGCGATTGGAAGTCGAACGCGGCCTTTTGAACTTGCGCGGGCATGCTACGCGGCCTCCAGCTGACGAGTGAGCCCGATGACGATCGTTCCGCCCTCGATTGGCACCGTTGGCACGATGCGCCCCGTCATCCGGAGCTCGCGCAAGGTGAGAAAGTCGAAGTCGGTCGGTACGATGATCTGCCAACCGCTCGCGTGGCTCGGCAAGCCGTCCTTCGTCGGCCGGTCGAGCTTGCTCTTGACCGGGCCCGTGAGGCTCATCTGGACACGGAGCGCGTCCACGGGATGGAGATTCCCCGAGCCGTCCGTGAGCGCCCGGAGCTTGCTGTTCACCCAGTTGTCGGCCGCCATGACCATCTGGGTGCTCATCTCGTCGGTGATGACGCCGTAATCCCAGAAGAGGAAGTCCGAGCCGACGCCGCTCTTCAGGAAGCCGGTCGTGATGTACGCGCCGCCCGTCTGGTTGCGGCGGGTCATCAGGGTGATGATCTTGTTGCTCGCCGAGAACGCCGTTGATCGGCCCTCGTCGTGCGAAAGCGTCGTCGTCTTGACGCTGCGGAGGGCACCCGACTTCACGCGCCCGAGGTTCTCGCTGATCTCGGCCTCGCTTGCGCGCACCGCGACCGGCTGCATGATCGAGACGAACGGGAGCCCGAATCCCACGGTGGGGAGCGCGCTCGTCATCTCGCAGCGGCCGTAACAGGCGGCGACTCGAGTATCCGAGAAGGCGGCGACGTAGTTCGCTAGGACGTTCGTGGTCGTGTCGAGCGACCCGCAATCCATGATGGCCCGCGCGAAGTGGTCTAACCCCTCGAGCGTCGCCATGTGGGTAGCGATTGCCGCCGCGTTCGTGGCCGCCGCCGCCGCGTCCAGCGGGATGCCCGTGAAGTAGACCTTCCGGATCTTCTTGCCGATGAGGAGTGCCGACGCGAGGAGCGCCGTGATGCCGTCGGAGAGGTTGGTGGTGTTCCAGTGCGCCTGCGTGCACGTGAACGTGTGCAGGTCGTCGTCCTCAAAGTCCGGCGTTCCGGCCTGGAGGTTGAACGTGAGCGTGATGCCGGAATTGGGCATCAGGTACGTCCCGCCGCTCGGGATCGTGATCTCCTCCGACCAGGTGTTCCTGTTGTCGAGTGAGAAGCGGAACTTCCCGTCGCCCAGGGCGGCCGTCGTGGCCGTGATCTCGACGGTACCGCGGAAGTCGCGCGTTGCCGCTCCGGAGAGCGTGATCGTGCCGACCGAGGTGCCGATACGAGTCGCGGTGACGGCCGAATTGGTGGCCGCGACGGAGCCAGTGAGCTTCAGGAAGAGCGCGCGGCCCGCCACCCTGAGGACGGGCATGCCGACCTCGGTAAGGGCCCCGTAGCCGAGCGTCGCCTTGACGCCCGTGGTCTGGTCGTCGGCGCTCGCGCTCGTGAAGTCGTAGAGGGTCGCGACCGTGCCGGCGCTCGAGCAGCCGATGACGAGCGGGACTTCCGCCGGCTCGGCGCCGAGGGCGAGGCCGCCGTCTGCGATCTGGACGTCGAATTGCGCGGGGTAGGACATCAGTTCGCCTTCTCACCGATGCGGTATTCGCGGCCGTCCTTGCCGACGCGCACCTTGTTGCCCTTGTGCTTGGACAGGGCGCCCGGGTGCGGCTTCGGCGTGCCGTCGAATTTCGGGTGAAGAACCGGGTTTCCCCACCGGTCGCGCGCCGCCTCTTCAGCGTCGGGCGTGCGCTCGTCTTTGGTGCCCTTCTTCAGGTACACGTCGACCGGGTGAGATGCGGCGAGCGCGGCGAGGTAGTCCTCGCTCGTGAGTTCGATCGGCGCGCCCTCGTTGTGCTCGTGGTCGTCCCAGCCATGGAGCGCTTTCGCGGCCTCGTGCTTGGCTGAGCCCAGCAGGCTGGAAAGCATCTGGACCGTGCCCTCGTCGACAAGTTGCGGCCTTTTCGGCTTCGGGCCGTGACCGAGGGCAAGCGCCCACTCGCGCGGGCTGCGCTTCTCCGTGGCGGCAGGTGCCGTCGCGGGTTGCGGAGTGGACTTCTCCGCCTTCGTCGATGCTTTCGCTTCGTCGCTCATGAAACTTCGGCCTCGGCAGCGCGGGAGCTGCGGTGAGGAAGTGGCTTGTTTTTGCGGGACGGCGCGCTCAGCCGGACCAGCGGTTCAGATCGAATTCGACCGTCGCGTCCGCTTCGTCAGGAGGATTCGCGATGCCGACGCGGAGCTGGTGGCCTTCGACGGTGACGATCTCGAACTCGCCGTCGTAGTTCTTGGCCACCGGGATCCAGATCGGTACCTTGACGGTGACGACCTCGACTCCGTGGCGCATTCCCGGGCCGACCACTTGCGATCGGAACTCGTACTCCGTACCCGCCGCGTCCCACATGAAGCGGTCAGGGTAGGTACGGTCGGCCGCCATCCAGAGGCGATCGAGCACCCTTGTCGCGTGCTCCTCGGACGTGTGCCAAATCTTGATGCCGGCGAGCGCCTCGCGCGCACCGAGGAAAGTGGGCTGCGGCGCGATTGGCTCGGTCAGCGTGGCTGGCACGACCGGGTTCGCCGTACGGGCAAACCTCCCGCCCATTTCGATCCAGCAGATGCGCGGTGGCGAGGGATCGATCGCGTCGTTCCAGACCTTGCGCTCAAGCACGAGCTCGGGAACCGCGCGCCCTTCGGCCGTCAGGATCGTTTCAAGCTGCGCGTGTACCGCCTGAACCAGTGCCCGAAACTCGGATTCCGCCACCGATGAGCCTCAGCCGTTGCCGGCAGTATTTGGTGAAGATCGAGCGGAACTCGGAGGCGAGCTGCGTCGGGAGTCGTTTGCCGGGGAGCACGCGGCGCTGCGCCATTCGACTCGTCCCCGACTGGTGGAACCGGAGGTAGGGCGCCGTCGTGCCGATCTTGTACCCGCGCTGATTGATCGTGGCTTTGCGGAACCGCCGAAGGTTTCCGGTCTTGCCGCGAAGGATCTTGCGGCCGTCGGGGCGCTTCTTTGGCTTCCAGGGCTTGCCAAACGGGTCTCTTTCGGTCTCGAACTCGCGCGCCACCTGACGAAGGTGCGCCTCCGCCATCTCGTTGGCGCAATCGAACGCGAGTCCGCGCGACGCGAGTTGCCCGATGCTCTTTTCCCAGCGCTTGAGCGTCTGGAAATCCCCGAAGAGCGGCATCAGGTGGTGAAGCCCTGGAGCGCTTGCTCCATGCCTTGCGCGCGGATCATCCGGCGCAGTGGACGCGAGGCGTCGTAGTCGACGATCGCGAACCGTTCGCCGTCCGGGTTGTTCGGTCCCGTGACTATGAGGAGCCGACTCTCGCCGGCCCCAAGCTCACGGGTAAAGATCTCGTCGAGCGAGTCACTCGGGGTGACCGGCCCGACCATGATGATGTTTGATGGCGCGTTGCCGAACGGCACGTCGTCGGATTTCTCCCAGACGATCCGCGGATTCTGGCTCTGCGCCTCGACGATCGGGGTGCGCTCGCTGGTGATCCCGCCCTGCCCAGTCGTCTCGTTCGCGTACTCGATGACCACCGCCACCGAATGCGGGCGGAAGCCGAGGTCACCAGCAATCGACCGTGCGTCAAATACAACAGGGAGAAGGTCGTCGGCGAGAGTCACGCCGCCGCTCGCTCAGCCTCGACCGGCTTTCGAAGCTCGCTCACGTCGGCGACGTAGGGCGTGTTCCCGTCGTAGTGAGGGAGCACGACTCCGGTGTGCATCCACACCTTGCCGCCGCACTCGCGCCACTTCCGGCAGAACGCGAGGTCTTCGGTGCCTTCGTGAATAGTCTGGTGAAAGAGCGCCGCGTAGCTCTCTCCGGCGCTCTGGTAGGTGTCCGCGGCGAACCGCTCGACCATGCGCTCGATGGCGGAGCGGGAGATCAGCAGAAACCCGGTACCAACGTGCGTTGCCTCGTAGAGCTCACCCTTCCGATTGGGGAGCAGAATGGCGGTAGGAGCCTTGCCGGGGGACTTGCGGCAGTAGGTGCCGCCAACGAAATCTTCACCAGTATCGAAAAGTCTTTGGGCGTCGGCCGGGCACCACCCGATGTCCGAGTCCACGAACAGGAGGTGCGAGCACTTGCCGTCCAGGAACCGCGCAACGAGGTTGTCACGCTGCCGCATGAGCCCCGTCCCGTTGATGATGGCCCAGTCGCAACCCTCGAACGTGTGCGAAGCCGCGATGACGCCTACCATGTAGACGCCGTGAACACGGGCGTCGTGGGTCGGGGTCGCGATGTAGGGACTGAAGGTCATCCGAGCGCCATCTCCCCCCCGCGCCAGCCGCCTTCGCCGAAGTAGTCGCTCGGGAGCTCTTCACGAGTGAAGCCGAAGCGAGCGGCGAGGCGATTGATCAGGATGCGGCCGTAGTCGCGCGAGGTGGTGACGGCGCCTTCGCTCTCACCGACGGAGTACCACTCAACGTCACCGACAATCGCCTTGAGCGATCCGGTTGCGCTCGAGCTCGTGCCGCCCGCCGCGATTGCCGCCTCGGCGAGTACGATCTTGGCCATGATGGCCTCGACGCTCGCTTGTGCGACCGCGTCGGCGCCGATCGTGTCCAGCATGCTCTCGAATCGCGTGTTGAGGTCGTAAAACCCAGCCGCGAATCCGAGGTACTGCCGGATCTGGTCCTCTTGGGCAGCCGTAAAGGCCATCGGCTACCTCGGCTCGGCAGACTTCTGTTTCTCGGGTTTGCCGCCCTTCGTCCGCTCAGCGAGCAGTGCCTCGGCCTTGATCGCGCGCTCCTCCGACGCGGTCGCTTGTGCGCTCGCCTCGGTGAGCAGCCTTTCGGCCGCGTCCTTGTCCGATGCCGCCGCCTTGAGCTTCTTCGTCAGCTCCGCGATCTGCTCGCGCGCGTCGCGTAGCTTACCGCGCTCGGCAGAAATCTCGACGCTCAGGGCCTCAACCTCTGCCTTTGCCGCGCGCTCCGCAGCCGCCGCGTCGTCCGCCTGCTTTCGCAAGGCGAGAAGCGGCGCCGCGTCGGAAGCCGCCCGCTCGTCAGCAACCCGAACCTGCGCCCGGAGCTCGGGCGCCGTCGGGGTCACGTCGAGCGGGAGACCGCGCGAGCGCACGGCTGGCACCAGGGCATCCGGTATTTCGACCGCGCCCCATGGCTCGCACGAGAAGCGTTCGCCTCCCATGTCCCACGAGAGCGCGTTCTTGCCCTGGTTGTAGAACCGCATGTCAGGCGTCCACGAGTTGGATCATCGCGCCGAGCGGAGCGCTCACGACGTGCGCACCAACGTCCGTCCGCATCTCCGTGAGGAGCGTGATGGCGGTCGTCTGGTTCGTGGCGTCGGCCGCCGCGATCGTGTTCGTGCCGTCGTTGTTGAAGTGCACGTTCGACGCCGAGAGGTGAGTGCCGTACTCGGCCTTCATCAGGTTCATCGCCGTGATGGCGGTGGTGAGATCAGTGGCGACCGCTGCGGCCGTGGCGGCACTGACGGCCGTGTTGTGCGCCCGGGTGTCGGCGAAATGCCGGTTGATCAGCTTCCTGAGGCCGTTCGTGAACGAAATGACGGTCGTCGAGTCGGTGGGGTTACCCCCGATGCTCAGGGCCGGAGTGTCGTCCGCTACGGTTCGCGCGCGGTAGTCGCCGCTCGTGACCTGCGTCGTGTCCGCGTGGAAGAACGACGCGACCGCCTCTTCCTGTCGCAGATTGTGGGCCGCCACGAGCGAGAAGATCATCTCGTCGGGCAAATTGCGCGTGGTGTATGCCATGGGTGTTTCCCGGAGCCCTTTCAGGCTTACGTGGTCGCGACGTTCTTACGGACGCCGCAGCTCTTCGGCTTCTCGACGATGAGCTGGCAGTTCGCCAGAACCTCGGCGCGCTTGGCCGGGCCGACCTCGGCAAGCGGATGGAACTTCATGTCGAGCGGGACCGACCCGTAGCCGTCCGTTGCCGGAACCGCGTCCTGGATCTCGAGCGGCACCTCGGAGTCGGGTAGCGTCTCGATGTGAACGTAGTTCGAGTTGATGTAGTAAATCTGGTTCGCCGTCGCGTCCTTCGACTTCAGGAACATGCAGTTGTCGATCTGGATGCCCTCGTAGCCGGCATCGAGACTGATGCGACCGCGCGACGTGTCCATCGTGGTCCAACGGCGGTTCGGGTCGAAGAGACCCGCGATCTTGTTGAACACGGCAGTCGGGCAGACCGCCATGTCGGGCGTTTCGCCACACGAGTCGTAGATCGCACCGAGATCCGCGCGGATGAGAGCGATCGTGGGCGCCGTGAGGGAGCCCGGATCCACCACGTACGGCTTCCAGTACGTCGAAGTCGTGCGATCGATCGTCGCGTAGGTGTTCGTGTCGTCGCCGATGGCAACGTCGAGCCCGGCGATGAGCGTGCCGGTGCCAAGCCCGTTGAAGAGCTCGTCTTCGACGAGCGCGGCGAGCGTGCTCATCGCGTCGACCTGGTTCTTCACCCAGAGGCGCTTGTTCCCGGCCGGCGTGTTCGAGGTCGCGGCCGAGTCCATCGCCAGCTTGGTGACGTGGATGTTGCCGCGGTAGAGCGCCCACGACAGGATCGCGTCGTCCTGCGCGTCGCTCCCGAAGTTCGCGGCCGTTGCGCCGTCCGTGTAGTTCTCCGCGATGTGACCAGAGGACTGCGCCACCCACGAGACGTTCTTCCCTCCGCCGCGAACGATCGGAAGCGTCTTCAGGAGCACCGTCCGACGGTTGATGTTCTGGACGATGCGGCCCCGGTATTCCTGGGCCTGGACGATGAGGGCAAGGGTTTGCGGCGTATCAGCCATGGGTCTGCTCTTTCTCTCCCGCGCGGCGGGCTATTCGGACGGTCGTTGTTGGTCGCCCGCGCGCAGCACCCAGCTCGTCATTGAGCGTGGGGAAACGGGCGAGCTCAGGTGAGATTCGGAAAGCGCTGCTTGTAGGCAGCGACGCGCTCTTCGGCGCGCCGATCGCGTTCGTCGTCGCTCGCGGCTTCGGCGTCGTAGCGAGGCATCCCGTCGGAGCCGGCCTGCACGCGGCGCGGTGCGCCTCCGCCCTTCGTGTCGCCGCCACCGGTCGGGGCGGGAGCGAAGAACTTGCCCTCGCTCGACTTGACCCAATGCTGGACGCCATCGGCGAGCGGCAGCGGGAGGTCCTCTTCCGCCTGGCCTGCGTACGGCGCCTTGCGAACGGTCAGGAGCGGGTTCCCCTGCTCGTCGAACGTGACGCGCTTCTGCGCGACGAAGAGATGAGACGCGGCGATCTCGAGCGCCTCGGGGCGAACCAGCGGCGCAAGCGCGCTCTTCAGCGTCGCCATGGCCTTCTCGTCGCGCGCGAGCAGAACGGCCTTTTGCCGCTCTTCGGCTTCGTTATTGAGGCTCGCCGTGACCTCTTCGAGCTTCGCCTTCAGGGCGGCGACCTCGGGGTCAGGCTTCTTGTCGCCGGGTTTCGGCTCGGGTGGCTCGGGCTTGAGCTTCGCGACCTCGGCCGCAATCTGCTCGCCGATCTTCAGGTCGCCGAGTGCTGCCTTTACGGCCTCGCCAACGGCTGCCGAAACGAGGCGCTTGCCCTCGCTCTTGAGCGCGCCACTGATGGCCGCGCCGATGGCGGCCTGCTGTTCGTCCGTGAAGGGCTTCGCGGGGTCACCGCCGCCGCTTCCGGTGCCGGTGTCTCCGGCCTTGTCGAACAGGGGGATGGTGGTTCCAAACGTACGCATGCCAATCCTTCCGGCCCTTGGCAGGGGGCCTCGCACCGATCCGGTCGGTGTCACCGCGCGCCGTTGCGATCGGCGTCTCGCCGGGCCGTTGACGGGTGGCCTGGAATCCCGCGCACCCGGTCTCCCGGGTGTTCAGGTACACTCAGCAGATGCCTCGTGACCTATTGATTGGCTGCGGCACGCGCCGCGAGAGAGTGATTGCGGCGGGTGGCCGCAAGGAGTGGGGCGAGCTCGTCACGCTCGACAACGTCGCGACGCACAAGCCCGACGTGCTTCACGATCTGCGAGAGCCGCGCTTGCCGTTCGACGACGATTCGTTCGACGAATTGCACGCGTACGAGGTTTTGGAGCACCTCGGCCCGCAAGGAGACGCCCGCTGCCTGCTCGGCCAATTCGCCGACTACTGGCGGGTGTTGAAGCCGGGCGGCCTGCTCTGCGGCACGTGTCCTTCGTGGAAATCCGTTTGGGCCTGGGGCGACCCGTCACACACTCGGATCATCTCGTCCGCAACGCTCGTGTTCCTCTCGCAGGCCGAGTACACGAAGCAGATCGGAAAGACCCCGATGAGCGACTTCCGTGAGTTCTACCGGGCCGACTTCGAGCCTGAGACAATCTGGGAGAACGATGCGCAGCTGGCGTTCGTTCTGCGGGCCGTGAAGCCGTCACGCATCAGCGTCTAGCGGCTCGGGCCGATACCCGTGATGATGATCCTGGCAAGTGCCCCGGCTGATGTGCTCGCGCCGGCGACGTAGACGACGCGCACGAAGTCGCCCGGATGCCCGTTGGTTATGAGACCTACGCCTGCACCAACCGCAGGCGCCGCATCCGTGCCGACGGTCGTGACGGCGGTCAGTGCCCCGGTCGCCGTTGCCGCGTTCTTCACCGCGAACGAGTACCGGATCGCTGAAGCGCCGGCCGCAAGCTGGGGAAAGTGGACCCAGTCAACCCAAAGGTTCGGGCCGACCTTGCGTTGAAGCCACACGTCGAGCGTGCCGCCCGTTGCGCCAACGAGCTGCGCCTCGACCATGAGCTCTAGGCAGCTCGAAAGGCCTGACGCCGACGCTCCAGCAACCGTGCTGGCTGCGGCGGGGCTTGTGCCGCTAAGATCCCAGCTTCCGCTCATCCTAAAGTCTCGCTCTCAAAATCTTCGCCCCGCGCCTGACAAGCTCGGGTTCAATCTGATCCCAGACGGTCCGACAGCCGACGGCCATCGCTTCCTGTCCGGGGACCCGCTCGGCCACCTGCGTGTCGAGCTGGATGAAGAGGTCGGCCGGCAACCCCGTGGGGTTACGGAGCAACCACTTTCGAAGGGCCCGCGCCATCGCGACGTTCTCGCAGACCCAGGGTCCCGGCACATCGAGCCAGCGTGAAGCCTTCTCAGAGCCGGCGGACCACTCGATGCCCTTTAGCTCCTCGCCGTCGTGGACCATGCGGCCCGCGGCGATCTTCTGAGCCAAGTGACTTTTTCCGCTACGGGGCCCGCCCGCTATCACCACCCGAGGGTGGCTTTGGTGGCTGAGCAACCTTGCCAGGCCGTTTAGCGCCGCTCGGTGCTTCTCCCGGTCGCTTGCCGAAAACCTCTGCGGCGAGCTCGCGCTCCCGTTCGGCATCTTCCGCGGGGTCAGTTGTGCCAGCTTGGATTTCCTCGCGGACGGTCGTCTTCAGCTGCTCGTCCATGTGAGGGAGCAGGAGTTCCGCGGTGCGTTCGTTGATCGCGACCTGGAACGTCTTGCTCGGGATCGTGCGCCCCGCTTCGGAGAGCGCCTTCAGGTTCTCGATGAATGCCGCCGCGTCGAGCGCCGCGAAGTCGTCGAGTCCCTCAACAGACCACGTGAAGTCTTCCCCGCGCGCCCGGCTGATGAGGTCGAGCGTGTACTTGATGGTCTCGCGGACGATGTGGGAGAACGCGACGAGCACGACCCGCGTTGACTCGGCGTCGCTCGCCTTGCTCTCGGCGGAGCGCCCGACGGCCGCGGCGTTGTTCTCCACGCCGAGCGCCATCTGGTGCGCGATGCGGAAAATCTCGTCCTTCTCGGCTTTGATCTCGGTGTCGAGTGCGGCGAAGTGATCGCCGGGAGGGGCGGACCAGGCCGTCTTGTCGTCCTTGTGGAGGACGATCTCGTACCCGGCGCCACTGATCTGCTTCTCGAAGTCGTCGGGACTGGTAACGAAGTACTCGCGCATCGCGTAGCAGGTCGAAGCGAGCGACCACGAGAGCGCGTTTACCTTCCGGAAGTGCGCGAGCTGCGGGGAACGCAGTCGGTTTGCCACCCAGAGCGCGGGCGGGAGGTCGAGGCAGACGAGCGGCACTCGTCCGAAGTTGTGAGGTATCGGCTCGCCGAAGCGGCCGATCTCGTCGTCCGCGTGAGGCTTCTTGTCCGAGTCGTATTCGACGCGGTAGGTCTCGACGCTCTCGGGCGTGAGGTAGTGCCAGGTCTCGACGACGCGCTTCCGGTCGCCGGATAGCCCCTGGCGCTTCCGCTCCTCGTGATGCGTTACCGCCCAGAGGAGCCGCCCGTCCTCGCCGGTGTCCCAGTCGAGCACGTCGCAGCCGTCGAGATTCTCGACCCAGCAGTCCCCGAGCTTGCGGGCCTCAAAGTCGAGGGCGCTTTCGGGAGTCGGGCCGCCGTCGGTCGGCTGGTGCAGCCGGAGCCACCCGGAGCGCTCGACCATTGCCGAGGTGAGGAGCGACTTGAATAGGTCGTCGAGGTCGGTTCCGCCGCGGTCGCAGTCCTCACGGAATTCAGACCAGTAATCCCCGGGCGACTCGACCGGCTTCTCGTCTCGCTTCGCCTTGCTGACCGTCCGGGAGACGAACAGCATCGAGGCGAAGTAGTCAATGATCGGGCCGAGGTAGTTGCGATACTGCGCCTCTTTCAGGCGCGTGGCGTATCGCTGCGGGCGCTCACGCTCGCGCTGGGGCAGCAGCGTCGGGTAGAGCCGCTCGAGTTTCTCGGCACCCTCGTAGAGTCCGCACAGCTCCGCGCGTCGCGCTTCGTTGTGGCTCGGGTGACGTTGGTTGAGCTGGGCGTAGGTCGGCAAGTTGGGGGTCCCCAGCAGATCAGCGCGCTCATGCTCGGTCCGGCGCTGCGACTCTTGAAGATGATCACGATTGCACGCGGCGGTAGCTGAACACTGGGATCTGCCGGACCGCCCAGCCGATCGCTTCGGCCATCACGAGGTCGTCTTGTGCACCGTGCTGCGCTTCGGCCTTGCCGGAGTCGGTGATCACGAAGGTGCGGAACTGCTCAAGCACCAGCTCATCGCGCGTCTTCCAAAGACCGCGCCGATGCGCGTCCTCGAGCGCGTCAAGCATGGTCGGCCGCGTCACCGCATTGGTGGGCCAGCCGGGCTTTTCGTCCGCGTGGACGTAAATCTTCTTGTACTTCTCTTCACGCTCGAGCGCCTGGAGCACGGCGTGGCCGTGATTGTTTCGCTCAACGGCAATCAGTGCGTCGCCGAACTCGCGGCCGATTGTGGCCGCGGACTTCGCGAGCTCCCACGGCTGGTACTGGCCGACGATCGTCGCGCAGTGCTCGCCGGTTGAACGCTCCCGAAGGATGCCGCCGCTCGGGTCACCGCCGCCGCCCTCGGAAGTGTCGAGGGAGAGGATGTAGGATTTGCCGGGCTCGTACCGACGAAACAACCGAACGCGAGCGCGTTCACGAAGTTCGATCGGCGCAGCTCGCTTCGTGCCGAGCGCCGCGGTCACCTCGGCGTCGAAGAACGCGCGCCCGGAAACGAGGAAGCAGGTTTCCGGATCGCTCGGATACTCCTGAGTGGTAAGGGCCTTCCCCTTCTCGGCGACCTTGCGCCGGTACCACTTCAGCTGCGCCGGGTTGACCCCAAGCGCGACGAGCTTTTCTTCCTGCTCGGACGCTGGCGTGATGGCCTCGCCAACGTCGAGCTCAAGCGTGTACTCCGGGTGGTCCCACCAGCGGAAGAAGTGCGCGCGGTAGCCGCTCTCGTGGCGGATCGCCGCTTGCCACTGGTCGTAATAGAACCCGCCAACGCCGTTGGGCGTTGACTCGTTCACGATCTCGGAGCCGTGCTCGGGTCCGGGTACCGACTCCAACAGGGAGTTGAAGGTTGTTTCGGCGCGCTCGAAGAACGCGGCCTCTGTGACGTGGAGTCGGTTGACCGTGCCGCCGCGCCCCTTCTTCGCCGCCGCTGCCTCGGATGCGCCGGCCTGGATGATGCGCATCGTCGAGTCGCGCGCCGGGAGCGACCACTCGCCGACGGCCTCACGCCCGAAGTCGAGCCGAAGCCCGGCGCGGGCCAGCGAATCAAAGAACAAGCGGAACTTGTCCGCGATGTCCTTGAAGGGCGCGCCGTCCGTCTGCGACTGGCAGACCACGACAACGCGGGCGCCGGGACGAGTAACAAAGAACCAGAGGTCACGCGCCGCCTCGAGCGTCGTGATGTAGACCTGGCGCGGCTTGAGGATGATGTCCCGCGCCGTGCGTTGCGCGTCGTACTGCCGCTGAATCGGCGAAAGCGCGAATCGAATCCGCCCGCCGCCGCCCTTGGGCTGTATTTGAAGTAAGCCGCAGAACCGTCGAAAGTCGGCGAGCGCCCAGGCTAGGAACTCGGCTCGCTGTCGTCTGTCGGTTCCGGCTCCGTCGGCGGGCATGCTGCGTTCGCTTCCGCCCCGCGCCTCATCTCGTCGAGCTCATCGAGTCCGACCGCCGAGACCTTCGCGTTGATGTCACGCTTCTCGGGAGCGTAGAGACCGAGCAGCTTCGCGCGCTGATCTTGGATTTTGACGAGGCGATCGAGGGCCTTGAGCGTCAGCTCGTCACCGTCTTCGGGGTCCGCGGAGTTGCCGCCAGTCAGGACCTTCTCGACGATGTCGAGCGCCCGTTCCAGCCGGCGAAGCTCGAGGCCAAGCTCGGCCTGCACGTCGTCCTCGGCCTGCTTGGCCGTCTCTCGCATGGCCGTTCGAACGTCGTCGTGCGCCGTCGCCACCCCGATTTGGAGCGCGTCCGCGATCTCGCGAATCGTCTTGCCGCGCACCCGGAGCCGAATCGCCTCAGCTCGTCTGGCCGCTATCCGGTCTTCGTCGGCCGTGGTCATGTTCGGTCTCTATGGGCGTTCGGTCCCCGCATGTAGGTCCAGGTGCGATTCACCAGTCTCGAACTGGCAGCCGGCCTTTCCCGGAACCGCTTAGCAACCGGCGGGAGCCGCGAACGACTCCACTCGGGCGTGAGCCCTGCCGGCCAAATCTGTTGTTTCAGGCTTTCGAACGCCATGCCGAAGCCGAGCATCACCGCGAGCACCAGGAGCGCGTCGTCGGTGGCCACCCCGAGCACGTACCAGCGGTCGTCCTCGCCGTACCTGAGCAGCGTGAAGAACTCCGTGGCCGGCTCGACGGTCACGTTGACATCCCCGCCTGGCTCAGCACTTCATCCGCCCTGTCCCCCGCCTCATCCTCCGCTTCCGCCTTCACCCGTAGGCGATCGGCGATGCTGACTCGGAGCGGAGGGAGGAGACGTTCCACCCGTGGGCTCGTGTCCGCTCGCGCTTCGCTTTCAGGGAGTCGCGGCGGGTGTCGAGCTGGTAGGTCATGCCGGTGCGGGCCGGAACCGTTGGGATGGCCGGGGCGTCTGGGCGGCCCTCAGGATTTCTCCTGGTACCGCGCGAGCCCCTACACCCTACCCGGACCTGGTGTGCAGTTTTGAGTCATTCTCGGCGCACTCGAGGGCCGCAACGTCGGCCATATATTGCTGCGTAAGCTCGCGCCACTTTTCGAGATTGCGGATTCTTGCACCGTGCGAATTACTTTGCCGCTCGAGACGGGCGATTTTTGTACGAGCGTCCACCTGGTTGATCTCGATCTGGCCGAGCCGCTGATCGTCGGGCGGCTTGATCTCGTCGAGCGCGTTGACGCTCACGTAGAGCCTCCCTCGCCAGAGCTTTGTGAACCGGCGCTCATGGAAACTCTCGGCCGTGCGCACGATTCGGTAGACGCGCTGCCGGAGCACTCGCCGCGACAAGCCCTGTAGGTCCGTGTGGGTTTTTCGGAGGATCACGCCGAGGTCGTACAGGCGGATCCACCGGTCCGCGCGGGGCTCGGTCATTCGACCTCGGACTCCGGCAAATGCGGAACGTGCGCCGGCAGGAGCGCTCGGCGCTCGCCGATTCGCCGCGGGCGTGACGCTAGATCCTTCGCCGCTCGCCACTCCGTGTGACGCGCCGCACTGATCTTCTTGGCCTTCTCGAGGGCGGCGTTGATGACCCGCGAGTGTCGGCCCTTCTGCGGGTCCAGGCAGGCCACCATGAGCTTTTCCGGGTCGTCGCAATGCCGGAGCGCGAGGGCCGCGAAAGCCCCCAGCTGGGCCTCTGTGCCACGCCTGGTGTGAAAGGCCGTGGGCTTCTGCGTCTCGATCGCTCGGTTGTGCTCGATGTCCTCGGCGGTCGGGCAGGCGTCGCGGGCACCAAAGCCCTCGTCCGAGCGGAGCACCGCGGGCGGTGCGGTGTAGCGAAGCACGAGGTCCGCCCAACACTCAGGGGTGACGAGCTGCCGCGCGACCGTCAGGTGCCGATGCTTCTCCACGAGCCCGATCTGGGTCTTCCCCCAGCCGACCTGCTGATCCGAGTACGGGTCCGTGTTGGGGATGCCCGTGAACGGCCCGCCGTGCTCGAGTTGGGCAACGGTGCTCGCGAGCGTCCCGCGTTCCCCCATCGCCGTGTCGCCCATCAGCACGAGCCATTCGGCGTCCGAGTCGTAGTGTTCCTCGGGTGCTTTTCGGGGTCGTTTGGTCTTTGAATCGGTCACCGGGTCCAGCCCGGTAGCTTCACCATCGGCCATCGTGCTAACTTCCTTCCAAGTCCCGCCAGGAACCGGAAGGAGCCCGCGCCGAAAGGTCAGCGGGCTTTTTCTTGGGCCTCCCGCCGCGCGGCATTCCGCTCCCGAAAGCCGACGAGCCACCGCTTGTCGTCTCGGTGATCGAAGTATGCCTGGCCGTCCTTGTTCCAAGCGTGCCACTTGGGCGGCCAGTCTTCTGCTTCGGTCTCATCGATGACGCCGAGGCCAACCAGCTCAGCTAGGCAATTGAGCGAGTCCCGTGCGTCCATGTCCAAGTCGGATAGCCCAGTCCAGACCTCGTGGAACGCCTCGTCTTCCTGGGTCGACTCGATGGCCACGAACCCGGAGTCAAACATCAGGAGAAGCATGTGGTTGTGCTCAAACTCGATGCGACGCATGGCAAGCAAGCGTTGGCCGACGGCTTCGGTCACCCGGATCTGCGGCTTTAGCAGACGGAGCTTCGGCTCCGCGGCCTCGTACGCGTCCCACTCGTGTGTCGGCCACTTCTCCCGCGGCACTACTTCGCCTCCGGTATCGGCCCAAGCAACACGGGCATCCTCTTGCGCTCGAAACCAACAGTCCCACGGCCGCCCGCAAGGTACCGAGTGACGACGACGCACTCCTCCGGCGGGATGTCGCAGACGCGCCGGTACTGCTCGGCGCGCGCCTTCCACACGAGTGGCTCGGCGCAAACAACCGGCTCCGCCGGCACTGGCTCGTGGATGCACGATTCGCCATCTCCGGACTCTCGAACGGTCATCCGCACGCTTCCGTACTTTTGCCAGAACGCCGCCGCTAGCAACCCGCAGAGCTCAATCTGTTGCCCAAATACTTCGTTCTGGGCGTCGCGGATGTGGTCTGGAAGTCTCACTTCGCCCGACTCTCCCGCTGCACCAAGGCGCTCGCAAACACCCGCTCAGCCCGGTCTGTAATGTCGCGCCACGGCTTCTTACCGTCCGCTAGGTAGATCCGCTTCCCGCTCTTCAGCTCGGCGAGCAGCTTACCCGCTGTGCTGGCGACGCTTCGGCTGGTACGCCCCGTCCTCTTCCGCGCCTTCGGTTTCTTCTTGGTCTGCTTCTTGGTCATGGGGTGCCTTTCGTTCTCACATTCCGTTTCGTAGCCGCTCAACCATCCCCTGCGCCACCGCTCCAAACATCTCCCGCAGCATCGTGTGCATAATCGCCGCCGAGTTCTCCGTGAGCCACGCGTTCACCTTTTCCCCGAAGACGTAGCGCCCCTCGGAGCTGTCCCACTGCCCGCACCACTCCGGCTTCTGTAGCTCCGCTTTGACCAGCTCTTTCAGGTGCTCTCGATACACCTGCTCGGCCACCTCGTGGAACACGCTCGGGCGCTCATTTACGCGAACGTGTCCCCACTGATCGCGCTCCGGCGGACGCGGTTTGGTGAAGGCCTCGAGCTCCGTTTTCACCATCGCGTCCCACTGCTCGGGTGGAATGAGATCAACGAACGCGAGTCGGATCTTTTCCCGAAGCTGCTTCGCCGCGTCTTCGAGGTTCACCGTTTGGATCGCCTGCTCGCTCATGACTTGCCTTTCGTTCTCACAACTAGAATCTTCCTCTCGCCGCCGTCAGCCGCTGTCACCGTCACCCACCCGCGCTCTTCGCTCATCCACCAACGGAACCAGCGCCAGAAGCACCAGCCGATCACGAAGGCGTCGAACTCGTAGCCGTTCGCGCTGGTGAGGGTGATGTCGCCGATGGTGGCTTTCATCACCCTCCGCTCCTCTCCCGCGCCTGTTCGTCGAGGTACGACCCAATGAGTGCGAGCACCTCGAAGGCGTCCGGGTCATGGCGCGGGAAGCGTTCAGCTCGCATCTCGTCCAGGCGATCACTCGGGAGCTTCCCCGCCGGCTTCACGCTGTACACCTTGTCCCCGTGCTCGGTTTCGCCGGTGGGCGGATCGTCGCTCATTCTCTGAAGCTCACGCTTCGCCCACGCGATCCGCCTCTCTGCTTCCTCGGGTGAGCACGTGTCTTCTACGAGCTTGCCGAATTCGTCGTCGCCTCTCGCCTCGGCCGCGCGGCTCAGCTCATCGTCGCTGAGCGTGTAGCCGTTCGTGTAGGCGCCGGTCTTGTCGTCCCCGTGCACAACGGCATCGCCCGGCGGCACCACAGGCTTTCGTTCCCACCCGAGCGCCCCCATCATCTCGTCGTCCGGATCCCAAACTTCGCGCATGCCCTCGGGCGTGCTCACTTCGACGAAGATGCGCATGGTGGGTTCGCGGGGAGCCTCTGGGGGCGGGGACTGGGTGGGGGGGCCGTTGGTGGTCAAAGCACGTTCTCCGTCGAGATCATCTCGCTCCCACGCCACACTTCGCGATCCATCTCCACGTGCCACCTAGCCCTCTCGTAAAGCCGGGCGCGCTCGCTCGCGTAGAGAATGTCCGCCTCGCTGCGCACGGTGAATCGTCGATTGACGACGCGGGTGCCGCGATCGCTCACGATGTAGATAGCCCACAACACGTCTTGCTGCTCGCTCACCGCATCCCCCTTCGCGGACACGGCCGGTTGCAGAGGCGGGAGGGAGGGGGAGGGTGGGTCATGACTTCAGTTGTCCTTTCGTCCTCGCCATTGCCGACCCGTGCGCCGCGGCGAGCAGGTCTCGAAAGTGCGACCAGATCGGCGCGTACACCTCACGGATCTCCGGGCCCTCGTCGGCGAACGTGAAGTGGTCGATCCACATCTTCAAACCGTCCCAGTCGCCCTCGATCACGTCACCGATCGCGGCCTCACCGAGCAGCGTCGAGAACATGTTCACCGAACGAATCTTCGTCAGCTCGACGGACAGCTCCACGATCGTCTGTAGCCGCGCCCGTCGCTCCAGGCGATCGGCGCACCACCATGAGCGCTCGAACATCTTGGCGGTATGCCGCTCGACACCGTCCATCATTCTGCGGATCAAATCCGAGTGACTCATCACTTCCGCCTCCTATGCGGCGGCAACGCTGGCCTTCTGATCGACTCAGCCAACTCCGGCACCGTCCTCCCCGGCATCGCCACCCTCTCCCCCGAAAGCGTCCCGGAGCGTGGCCTCGGGTTGAAGGCGCCGTGGAGGGGGCGGCGGGTACGGGTGGGGTTGGGGTCGGCGGGGGTCATGCTGCGCTCTTCGGGAAGCGGATCGGGAGCTGGTTGCGCTGTCCGCGTCGACGTCGCTCGCGCTCGGCCTGCTCCTCGTCGGTCGGATAGGCCGTCTCGAGCCAGCGGAGGAGCGCTGGATCGACGGACGCGGCCTTGCGGGCGAGGTCGGGCGGAATGTCAGTTCGCATGCGCTATCCCCTCCACGGCACGCCACTTCGGCTCGACTATGAATACGCGCTCGTGGCGCAGAAGCAGCCTCTCCGATTCAGTCAGGGCGCGCCCGGAAAACAAAGCCAGCGTTGATTCGCGCAGTTTGCAGCGGAAGCATTCTGACGTGTCACCTATCCTGGTTCCCTCGTCGTCGTAGAACCAACCGGTCGACCTCTGGTCGAAGTTTTTCTTGTACCCCTTCAGTTGGCGGATAACGTCGCCCGCCGACCACTGCTCCAGCTCGCTTTTTACTTCGACTATTATTCCTCGGAAACCGATTGCCTTGTCGTGCTCCGCACAGAGACGACATTTCCATGACATGCAGATGTCGATGTGTCCCTTCCCGCACGGCCTCTCCACTACAATCAAAGGCTTACCTGGTGCACTCGCCCAACCGGCAGCTTGCACAACCGCGTTCGAGTTTTTCAGAAGCTCTGCCACAAGATCGTCATGACGACCCGGTCTAGCTTCCTCGATGTTTTTTCGTCTCGTCATGGCCACCACGCCTCGCGGCTACCGTATGTCACGAAGGCAAACGGGATTTCATCGTCGCTCCCCGGTGGCTTCACCCCGTAGTCCTCGTCGCTGTATCCGCCGCCTGCTGTCGTCGGCGATTCGCTAGGCCCCTTGTCACCACCGCGCGCACCACCCGAAAGGATGATGTTGTTCGCCACGACCTCGGTCTTGTAGCGCTTGTGACCCTCCTTGTCGTCGTAGCTCGATGTCCTGAGCCCACCTTCGACGAAAATGCGCGAGCCCTTGGCGAGGATCTTCGCCAGGGCTTCGCCGCGCTTCCCCCAGATGACGACGCTGTGCCACTCCGTGCGCTCCTGGCGGACCTTGTTGCGATCGAGGTACGTCTCGCTCGTGGCAAGCCGCAACTTGAGAACGGCCTGTCCGCCGCTCGTCATCCTGAGTTCCGGGTCAGCGCCTAGATTCCCAAGAAGCATACATCTGTTGAGTCCATCGGCCATCAGTAACTCCCTAGTGCGCGCTCTCCGTCGTCGTGCGCGCGGTTGATTTGTTCTTCACCCGTTACGGTCACGAAACTCGCGGTCACCAGGTCGAACGGCATGTCGATCCAAGCGTCCGTGAACGTTGGGCCGTCCTTGTTCTTGTGGACCTTCATCACGCGTTTCATTGGCTTCTCCTCCCCTTCGGAGTAACGCGCGCCGGTCGGCAACTTGTGACCCAGGAGCACATGATCCGCCATGTTCTCGAGGTCCCCCGATTCCTTCACGTCGTCCATCATCGGCTCGCGTCCCTCGATGCGCTTGAGCTGCGAAAGGATCAGTGTGTGCGCACCACCGACGCGACCGGCGTCGCTCAACACTTCCGCCACGTAGGTCACCTGGGAGCGCCGATCGCTTCCGAAGTTCTTCTTCGTCCGGAAGCGCTGGGCGTAGTCACACACGATGACACCGATCGATCGCTCTTTGCAGATCGCTCCGATGGCCTCCGCGCACCACTCCACGGTCTTTCCGATTGCGTTCAGGTAAAACGGATCACTGGGTGCCCGCATGGCGACCCTTTCGATCTTCTTGATGTCTCCCTCGTCGCATGTGTTGTCGCGGATACGGATCGCGTTCACGCCGGAGCGGCGAGCCACGATGCGCTTCCCGTACGTGAGCTGCGCGTCCTCCACGCTCACCACGAGCACCGGCACGCCGCGGCGTAGGTTCTCGTCGGCCACCATGATTCCCCAGCTCGACTTGCCCCAGCTCGTACTCGCGGCGACGAGCGAGACCATGCCGGGGCGAAGGCCGCAGAGGAGCGCGTCGATGTCAGCGTGTCCCGTCGTATGGCCGCGCGCAGCAACGCCGCTCTTCACGGCCGAGAGCACCTCGAAGCAAAGCGTCCGGATGTCCACCACGCCGAACCGCTGCTCGGCGCTTACGTAGCCCTGGGTCTCGCCTTCGTCGGCACCCGGTTCGCGCTCAGACTCGGACTCGTGGGCACCCTCGTTACTCTCTTCTGGGCCCGCGTAACGGTCTTCCCAGTCCTTCGGCGGCTCGAGCACGTGCCCGTCGTCGGGCGGCATCGCGGGCATGCTGCTCTTGTAGGTTTTCCACTCGTCTGGGCGATCGAGCAGGAATCCACGCGGCACCTTTTCGGACGCGAGAGCGCCCTTGATCTTGTGCTTCAGCTCACGCTCGCTCCACGGCGGAACGCATCTCGTGTTGTACTCACAGAGCAACGCGTACGCGCGATCCTCGCTGAGCGAGAACCCACGGATGAGCACGAGCGCAACGTCCCACGTTGACTGGTGACCCTTCTGGCCCGAAACCGCTGGGTCCATCTTCGCGATGTACCTGCGAGCTCGCTCCTCGGTGTTGGTTCGCTCAGAGCGCGAGACTACGACGGGCAGCGCGCGCACCGTCGGATCCGGCTTTCGGAGCCATGCGTCGACGTCGATGTCCGGACCGTCCCAGCTCTCCGCGTGCCACTCGGCTCCGCTCACCGTGCCCGGGAGGTACCAGAAGCGACTCGCGTCCTTCGGTGCCGGATCCACGTTCCCAACGGCTGGCGCGAGGCGCTTCCAAAGTTCCTCGAACTCAAACCACGAAGCCGAGCGGGAGAGCGGGAAGACCACGCGGAATCGGTCACCATGCCCCTGCTCGCGATGCTTTCGGCTCGTGTGCAAGAGGCCGCGCGCAATCGGACGGACGCGGTCGAGCACCGTGGCGATCGATTCGCCCTTGTCGAAGTCGAAGCATGCGGCGCAGACCGCGCGAGCGTTCTCCTTCGCGCGCTGGCATGGTTCAAAGCGCGTCGGGCTCCACCCCGGATGGTGGTCGCCGCCGAGAAATTCTGCCCGCGTCGAGAGCATGAGCTCGAGTTCGTTCCACGTGAGCTCGCGCTCTGTTCCGCTTGGGTCGAAGAGGCGATTCCAGAGGGTGATGATCATCGAAGTTCTCCGGCGAGGCGGATCTTTTCGGCGGGAGTGAGCGCACCAGATATTGCCGCCTTGCGTGCCACGCGAAGTATCCGGTTGAACGCGTTTTGGTTTCCGAAGATGTACGCGATCGAGTCGTGCGCCTGACGCTTGTCGTCGTCTCGCCCGTTCACCATGCCGTCTCCCATCGCGTGCTTCAGAACCAGGTCGCACGCCTCCGCCCCGTGCGCATCGATACACTCAGCCAGGGTTTCGGCGTCGCTGTTCCAGATACCGACGCCAAGCTTCGCGTCGGTGAAACCGAATGTCGCTTTCCAGGCTTCGAAGAGGGCCAGAACGTCCGCCCGTTGCTTCGGCGCGTTCCCGGTTAGGCTCTCGAGCATCCGGTCCCTCGGCTTGGGGGTAGGGGGATTTTCTTCCTCCGGAGGGGGCTGGGTTGGGCTGGGAGCGCGCGCGTGGGCGTGCTCGCGCGGGCGTGTGCCCGCTCGCGCGCGGGGGCTGTCCGCATGACTGTCCGGTTCGGACTGTCCGTCTCCGTCCGTTGCTGTGTCCGACGGACCGTCCGTTGCCGTGTCCGGTTGTTGTCCGCAGGACTGTCCGGCTTCGAGTAAGCGTTTCAGCTCCTCGCGCCGTCGCCGCTTCTGCTCCCTCGCCTTGCGCCGCCGGAACTCCTCAACCTCGACCGCCGTGCCGTGGTCGTCGTGGTCATGCAGTCGGTACCCGTGCTCAACCTTCAGCACGAGCCCGGGGCCCCGCGTGCCGTCGTCGCGCATCTTGCCGCAGCCAAGTAGTCCGTTCATTGCGCGGCCCCACGCCTCCGGTATGCCGGGCAGATCGTCGATCACGTCGTCGGGGATAAAGCCGCCCGAGTTGCTCTGTGAGACGTAGCCCTTGAGCGCGAGCCACACAGCGATCGCCTGCCAGCCGCCGAGGCGCACCGCGAGCTTCGTCTTGACGCTACTTAGGAACTCTTCCTTCACAATGATCAAGGCTTCACCCTCGTCTTCGCCATGATCATCGCCAGCGCGAGACGCAGCGGGATCGTGTCCTCACCGATCCCCAGGTTGCACTCGTCACAGGCGCAAATGAGATTCGCTTCCGAATTCATTTCGGCGTCCGTCATGCCGCTCTCTAGGCCTTGTTTTACGCTCACCATATGAGCCACGTGCATCGTGGCGCCGGAGTCAGGCCCCTTGCCGCAGAGCTGGCAGCGCCCATTGGCACTAGTGATCACTCGTGCCCGAAGCTTGGGTTTGATCGCCTCGTGCACAGTCTGGACGCTGCGGACTTTCTTACCCGTCTCCGTGCGCGGCGCGTTGTAGCAAAACCGATCGCAATCCACGCAACGGACCACGTCTTGCGCGCCAGTCTCGGTGATGTAGCCATCGGGGCACGAGCACCCGCGGCACACTTCGCGCATCGTGATGGGCTTGCGACCGTCACCGTCCATGGACACACTCCCGCCTTCCCGCCCCGCCATCGCGAAGCAGCACTCGCCCACTAAGTGGGGACGATGTCTCCCGGTAGTAGGTCCGGGAACGTCGTAATGTAACCCGCTCGGGTGAGCGATCACAAGGAAGATTGCGACAAAAAACGTCGGCTCGAGCGTTGCCTACTACAGCGAGCCCGAGCCGACGGACCAGGCTCTCGCCCGGACATCCTCCATTGAGCACACCTCCGCCCGCGCTGGCAACCCCACCCCTCCACCCCTGGCGCTTGGCGGGCATCAGGAGACCTCCTGGAAAAGCGACCGCTGAGCTGGCGGCGTCGCTGGCAGACACGCGGGAGCAAACCAAATCATCTCCTGGTCCTTCGTGCCGCTGCCCGAGTAGGTGTTACCGGAGCGCTCCCATTGGACAGCGTCCCATCCAGGAAGGTCGTAGTCGCCAACGTGGCCGGACAGCGCAATCGCGAGATCGGCGTGCTCTCGGCACCAATCGGCGACGTCTTGGGCGACGCTGTTCTTGACGCCGTAGATGCCTTCGAAGCTCTCGTACGGCGGGTCGAAGTAGATTGCGGTCCGCTCAGCGCCGTAATGGTTGTTGAGGCACCGTGACCACTCGCCGTGCACAACGCGGACGCGCTCGAGGCGAGTCGCCAAGATTCCGAGCCAGCGATGTGCGACGGCTCCGGAGGAGGTCCAGAAGCTAGGATCGGCGTTGCCGACGTGCGGCACCTGCCCGGTCGCCTGAATCCCCCTCCCGGCGTCGCTGACGTGTGGCACCTTGCCGGCGGCTTGAATGCCCATCCCGGCGGAGGTGACGTCGGCACCTGCCCGGTCGCCTGAATCCCCCTCCCGGCGTCGCTGACTCGCTTGAACTCCCATGCCTGGAGTCGTGATGTGCGGTCGCTGGTCCCACTTCGAGCGCCGCTCGCCCTTGTCCCAATCACACCACCCAGAGCCAATCCAGCAGCATTGACCCCAGAGCCACCAACCGGCGACCTTCGCGTCACCCGGCCAGTTCGGATCTTGTAGGCCCGCTTCGATGGCGCCACGCTGCTCCATCAGCCACCCGTGACGCGCACCGAGGTCCACATGCGAGACCGGGTAGTCAGCCCACTTCGCGACCTCGGCGGCCTGGTGAACAACCGAGCGCCAGAAATTCGCGATGAAGCCGTTCATGTCGCCGATGACCTCAAGCGAAGCGGGCTCGGGTGCCGCAAGAAGAACGGCAGCGGACCCGCAGAACGGTTCGATGTAGTGCTTCGGGCGTCCGAGGCGAGACCAGATCATGGGCGCGACGTCGCGCTTGCCTCCGAAGTAGGGGTACGGGGCGAGGAGTTGCGCGCTCACTGGGGGACCTCCGAGAAGAGCGCGACCTGCCCTGCTCTTCGTGCCGCAACCGTTGAGTTCTCGGTCTCCGCGATCAACCTGTCACGCGCGAGCTCGACCCATGGCGGATCACACTCGATGCCGATGAACCGACGCCCGAGCCTGAGCGCGGCGATCCCGGTTGCGGCGGACCCGCAAAACGCGTCCAGGATCACGTCACCCGGATCGGTGAACTGCTCGACGAGGCGCAGCATCAGATCGAGCGGCTTTTGGCAGGGGTGACGCTCGAGTTCTCCGCGGGTCCCGTTGAACACCCAGTGCGCATATGAGCCCTTCCCGTTCCACCGCTTCTCACCCGCGGCGTGCATGATGGCCAGGAACTCACATGCGCTCGCCGGCCTGTCCGCCGTGAGCTGACCCATCGAGTTCGGCTTGTACCAAACTCCACCGCGCACCCAGTGCTCGGAGCCAACGGCGTCGCGGTAGGCGCCGATGTTCTCGATGCTGGAAAAGCAGATGGTCCAGCGGCGAGAAACGCGGACGAGGTCCCGGGCGAAGTCGCACGATTCAAGCGGGGCAAACCCAAGGTCGACGCGTGGGATCCCGGAGCCTGACGTGAACCCGTCGAGCTGCCGCTTGAACGCGGTACCGGACGAGATGTTTGCCTGGGTGTGCTCGTCGTACGGCGGATCCGTAATCACGTGGTCGACGGAGCGATCCGGGAGCGTGGCGAGCACTTCGCGACAATCCCCATGCACGATCGCCCACGTTGCCTCCCCCTCCACCACCGCCCGCAAGCTACCCTCAGCCATCACTTCTGCAGCTCCTTCCCGAGCGCCAGGAACGCCTCGAGTGCAGCGTCGATCTTGGCTAGCTGTTCCCCCGCTGCGTCACGGAGCTCCGGATCAGTTGCCTCCGAGCGCTCGGCAAGCTCCATCTGTGAAGCGGAGAACCTGAGCGCGCGCTCGATCGTCGCCCCGTGGAAGAGCACGAGTGCGCCGACGCTGCGACGAAGCTCACTCATGTGGCCTCCCTCCGCCATCCCCTAACCACCGCGATCGCCTCTGACGCGCTCATGACGACGGCGATGCGAACGCAACGGGCTTTTGCCTTCGCGTGCCACTTGCGCTGCCCGTCGCTGAGCTTCCCCTCGGGCGTTTTGGTCTCGAGCCAGCCGTACACCGGGGAGACGACGACGGTGTCGGGCGTGCCCTTGCTTGCCCCTTGGAAGAACCCGCCCCGCGTCGGCACCTTCCCGCTGTTCACACGCTCGCACCAGAAGCCGGCCAGCTTCAGGGCTCGGCGGATGTTGAGGGAGATCTCGGTTTCGCTCACCGCTTCCTCCCGCGCATCTCCCGCGACGTAACGCGGACAGCTTCCTCGGCCTGCCTGACGGTGCACCGGTACTTTCGGGCGCAACCGCGGAAGGTGTGGCCGGCGAGGAAGTAGGGGGCGATGCGGAGGCGGGTCAGGGTGGTCATGGCTCGCCTCCGTTCGCGACCTTCAATGCATCAGCAACGTCCCACCCGCGGCGCAACCTGGTCACAATGGTATTGGGCTTGATCCCTAGTTGTTCAGCCCAATCCTGAACGGTCTGGGTCTTGGCTCCAATTGTGACGAAGTGGTTGTCGCGCTTGTTTCGCTGTTGAACTTTGCGGGTCGCCCAGCGACAGTTGCCCGGCTCGTAGTTGCCGTTCACGTCGACGCGATCGAGTTCCAGGTCTTCTGAGAACTCAGCCACCATGTCGGCAGCAAAGTTCTCGAACGAATGCAGCCAGCGCGGACACACAGTTATCCCACGTCCGCCGTAGTTGTGGAACTCGGAGCCTTTTTCGTTGCCGCACCTGGCCTTCATTGCTTGCCAACGGCGGTAGAGCGCTGACTTGGTTGCGCCATGCTTCTTTGGAAGCCGGGCTGCTTCCAGAACACCACACCCGCAAGACCGAGCGCGACCGCTTGCCAGGGTTGCGCCACGCACAACGGACGTGGCACCACAAGCGCAGCGACAAGCCCACAGCGTGGCTCCGTGCTTGTCACGGCCAGATTCAGAGATGACAGAGAGCCTGCCGAATGACATGCCAGATAGCTCAAGCTTCTTCGGCACCGCCGTCGTCCTCCTGGTTGCTGATTTCAAGTAGGATCGCCGCGTGGCACAAGTCCAACTGTCCCTCGGCCGGGAGCGCGCAAAAACAGCCGAGCGACTTTCCCCGTAATTCACGCCTCACGTCATCAACGGTCACCCGGAGTTTGCCGGCGTAGAGGTCGGCGCTGAATCGATTGATCGCGGCGCGCGTGGCCTCAAGAAGCAGATTCCCGTGGTCAATGCTTCGATACTTCGGTCGCTCGCTCTCTGGAATCGCGCGAAGCATCTCGAGAAACACGTCCGCTACCTTGTGCGGGTTGCCCCATCGGCTCGCACGCGTACACACGACGCCACCCTCTGGCTTGCGGTAGCCCTTGCGACGGGAGAGCTGGAAGCGGATGGGGGCGCTCACTATTCCGCCCCCGGCAACGAAACGGCCTCTCGAAATAGCCGGTCGAGCGTGTACTGGTCCTCGCGCGATTGCGGTTTCACCCCCGCGATCTTCCAATCGGGGAAGGGGATCTCTTGCGCCCGGTCCCACCAGCGCTTTCGCCACCCGCGGAAGCCGTGGATCTCGCCCGCAATCGTTACCGCTTGGGCGCCGTGGTTCCGGCAGATTGCCCAGCCGCGCTCCGTGCGTGCGATACGCGTGATCGGTGCGTAGCCACGGAGCAGGCCGTGAGCCACGATGTAAAGTCGGTCGCCTGGAAGCGCGGCGGGGCGTGCTCCACCGAGGAAGAAGCCCCACTCCTCTCCGGTGGCCGGCTCGCCCGCGGCATCGCCCTCGTAGATCCAGTCTAGCCAGATCGGCTTCGGAACGGTTACGACAAGGTCGCTCATTTCCCTTCGCCCCCCTCGCGCTCGGCCTTTAAGAGCTCCGTTGCCAGGTCGTAACCCGCAGATCGCTCCGCTTCCTGCTTCTCAGGCCGCGCCATCGCATGCCTCCACAGGCTGAACCGGTGGGTTCCACCGGCTGAGAATCACCCGCGCAGCGTTCGTGTCCGCGTTCTCCTGGTGCCCGCAAGCAACACAGCAGAACGCGGATTGTGTGCGGCGCGAGGCAGCGTCAACGACGCCACACGCGGAGCACGTTTGCGAGCTGTAGGCGGCCGGAACTTCGACGAGCTCGCCACCTCGCTCTTCCAGCTTGTACCGGAGCTTTTCCGCAAGGCCGGACCATCCGGCGTCGAGAATGCTTCGGTTCAAGCCGGCCTTCGCCTTGACGTTCCGTCCGGGTGCATCGACGGAACCCTTGGCGCTTCGGGTCATCCGGGCGGTCTCCAGCTTCTCAATGACGACCGTGCCGTGGCTATTGGCGTAGTCGTGACTGATCTGATGCTGGAGCCATGCCCGCTGGCGCCTCACCGTTCGGTGGACCAGCGCCAGTCGCTCCCGAGCCTTCGCTCGGTTGCTAGAACCTTTCTTGGTGCGCGCGAGAGCGCGCTGTGCCCGCTTCAGCTTGCGAGCGGAGCGCTCGGCGAAGCGGGGGCCTTCGATCGTCTTGCTGTCGGAGTCGGTGACCAGGGAGACGATGCCGCGGTCGAGGGCGACAGCGCCGGGGAGGCGAGCGGGCTTCGGCGCCTCTATCTCACGAACGAACACCGCGAACCACTGGTCGCCTTCGCGAACGAGAGAGACCGCGCGCGACTTCCCAACCAGCGGGCGGTGGGCGACGATGCGCAACGGGCCGAGCTTCGGCAGCTTCACCGTCTGGCCTTCAATGCGGCAGTACCGGTGGTTGAGCCCGATGCTCACAACGTCGCGCCTCTTCACCTTGAAGCCTGGGCGCTTGCTGACGCGTGAGAAACAGCGACGCCAGGCGTCGTGGAGCCGGCGCAGAACAAACGTTATCGACTCGCGCGGAAGGTCCGAAAGCCATGGCAGCACAGCGCGGAGTTCGGTCGCCTCGCGCGATTGAGAGAACTCAGACGGAAAGACGCGCTCGCCCCATGGCCCAGCGAGGCCCATCAGCCTTTGTTCGTTCGCCAGATTCCAGACGAAGCGCAGCGCCGACTCCCATGCCAAAAGTCGGCGCTCCTGATGCACCGTCGGGTAGACGCGGAATCGCATGGCGCGGCACAGGGACTGGCTCCTGGTCACGTCTCACACCCGCCCCTCTCCTCCCGCTCCGCCCTCACCAACTCCGCCGCGAGGTCGATTGCGTCGGCAAGCTGCCGCGCAAGCCCCGCCGCCTCATCGATCCCGAAGTAGAGGTCGACCTCCCCGTCATCGTTCCGCCAGGTGAAGCAGATGCCGCCGCCCACGACGGCTTCGAAGCGGACGCCACCGGTGGGTGGGGAAAGGAGGCGGGCGACGCGGTCCGAAATCGGGATGACCTTGGCGCTCATGCGGCCCCCATCGGGAACGGCTTGAGGTCAGCCGCGAGGTAGAGCGGGTGCGCAGGGCTCCCATCGCCGTTGAGCTTCAGCGCCGTCGGCGCGCACACTTCGGCGAGCATTCGGAGGACTGCGCGGCCTCGCTCACCACCGAGCTTTCCCCAACCGCAAACCACGATGTCGGCCTCCTTGGCAGAGCGCCGGATCCGCGCGTCGTTCTCCGGTCCGATTGCCAACGGGTCAGGCGGCACCTTGTCCGGGTCCGTTTCCCGCCACGCCCGCACGTTCTCCACGATGAGCGTCCCGCAGCCCCAGCGTCGCGCGAAGTTCATGCAGCGCGTGACGGTCGGGTCGGACGCAAAGACGCCGTCCGTGACGATCGCGGTGCTCGGATTGGCCATCACGAACAGGCAGACCCCGCGACGATCGGCGGTGAGCGGAATGCGCAGCGTGTAGCGGTAACGTCCGCACGCAGAGAGCGCGCACGACGGCTCCGACGGGTCGAGAAAGAGCGCGTGCTGCGTCATGCGGCCTCCGTTTCCAGGCCAAGACACCGCTTCACCGCCCGGGCAACGGCCCGACCCATGGGCAAAGGCACAGCGTTGCCGACGAGGCGGATCTTGCCTTCGACGGTGAACGGTGCGTCTTCCAGGAACGTCTCGGGCAAGCCCTGGAGCCGGCACCCGCGGCGGAATTCGGCGTCGGTACGGACGGAGCGGGAGCGACCCTTTCGGTTGCCGTTGTCGATGCCGGGCTCCCACTGTGAACCGTTCGCCGTGAAGCACCCGGCCTTGTCGACGTTCTCGAAGACGACGAAGTCGTGCGTCAGTGCCGAGTAGAGCGAGGGGGGGGTACTGGCGCCGCGAGCTCCGAGCGTGAAGCGTCTGAGACGGCTCTGCTCCTCACCGAGCCAGCGATTCTGAAAGAGTGCGGCGGTCGTCGCGTAGCCGGTGACCACTGGTAGCGGCGCCTGTCGGACGTTCTCCATGACGAACCAGTCCGGGCGCGCCTCCGCGACGACACGCTCGAACTCGGGGATCCCGTTCCACGCCGGCGCGCGCCCTGGGTGCTGGGTCCGAAGCTGCGAGAACGCCTGGCAGGGCGGCCCCCCGATCACCCCGTCGAACCTTCCCGCCGGCGGATGAAAGTCCTTTACGTCCCGCCCGAACTGAACGTCGGGACCTTGGACCACGCAGAAGCCCTCGAGCTCAAAGGCCATCCCGAGCAGGTCGGCGCCGGGGAACAGGGAGAGGACCAGTTGGCTCACCTCGACCCTCCCCCGATGGCGGCGAAGGCCTCAGCCCGCTCTTGGTGTTCGGCTAGGGTGGCGGCCCACTCGAAGGAGTAGTCGGCGTCGTCATGGAGGTCACTGGGTGTGACCACCGGCTTACCTACCCTCGCGTTTTCCTTCCCCTCTCCAGCGCTTTCGTAAAGCACAGGTCGTCGGTTCAAATCCGACAGTCGGCTCAAGTGGTTAGACGCTTTCAGCGTCGGGACCGTGGGACCAGTGGTCCCAATGACTGCGGCCTCCAGCGTGCTGTCTAGCTTCCGCGCGTACCGCTCCGTCACCTGCACCGACGAGTGTCCGAGCAGCGAGCAAACTTCGTCGAGCGACCACTTCCGTCCCCACCAACCCGCTAGGAGCGAGGTCGCGCAGGTGTGCCGGAGATCGTGCCAGCGGATCGGGCGCTTGATACCGGCCGCCTTGACCCACTTCGCCCAGCCGCGAGGCGGCTTGCCGTTCGCTCGGCGTGACCCGCGAAGGGCAGGGAAGACCCACGGGGAGCGCCGCGGGAGGGCCTCCAGGGCGGCGAGCGCTGGAGGCAGCAGGGGCACCGGGCGAGGCTTCCCGCTCTTCGTCGGCAGGCCATCGGCGGAGCGGGAGACGACCACCCGGTCGGGCTTCACGTCCTCCCACTTGAGCCACCACTGCTCGGCCTGACGGAGGCCGGTGCAGAGAGCAAAGACGACGGTGGGTCGCTCCCGGACGGGTACGGCGGCAACTAGAGCTTGTTGCTCGGCGGGGTTCAGGATGCCCTCCAGGTCGTCCGTCGCTCGAGCGGCAGCCGCCTTGTGGATTTCCACGTCTCGGGCCGGGTTGGTCTCGGCCACGCGCCGGCGGACGGCTTCTTGGAGGGCCACCCGGAGCAGGTTCAGGAGGCGGAGCTGGGTGCGGTACGCGAGGTCCGTCAGGCCGTCGAGCCACCCCCAAACATCGCGGCTGTGGAGCTGAGCCACCGGGAGTTCACCAATCTGTGCCTTCGCGATGTGCTTGCTCCAGCGAGACCGATCCGTCCGGATAGCGCGGACGCCGGATCGTTCGCGGCGCTTCAGGAAGCTCTCACCGAACTCCGCCAGGGTGAGCCGGTCCTGCTGGTCGGTTTCGTGGCGGACCACGTGATAGGCATCAGCGATCTCGTGCGCCTCTGCTTCACCGAGGCCCCTCGCGATGACCGGGCGCTTGCCCTTCACGCGAGCTCGCACGCGGAACCGCCCCGATCCCCTCGGGTGCTCTTCGACGGTGGCGGCCTGGCGCCTCATCCGACCCCCAACTGACGAAGTGAGCGGCGGACCTGGGCGACGCGCTTCGGCGAAGCCTTGCGCGTCGGTGCCTTCACGGACCGGAGCTTACGCTCGGCTGCGCGCTCTTCACGGACGATGCCACGGACGATCTCCCGGAGCTCGGCGAAGGTGAGGTCGGCGGGTAGTTTCAACACCACCTCCCAACGCTTGAATCCGTTCGCCGCTCGTCGCTCCGCCTCTGCTCCCTCCGCAACCGCCGGACCGCGCCATCGAGCCCGTACGTGAGCCAGATGCGTGGCGGGCGGGAGTAGGCGCGGATTGCGCGGATGGTGAAGAGGGTGGGGCGCATCACGGCTTCGGCGCCTCCGTGCCCCTTGTCACCCTGTCGATATTGGCCTGCTCCCGAGCGATGTCCGCCTCCAACAGGTCCGTGTTGTCGAGCGCGAAGGCGAGCGCGTCGATCACCTTGGCGGCACCGAGCTGCGGGTAACGTTTGACGATGCGCTCCAAGCTGGATCCGCCCTTGAAGAACCCGTAGATCCGACGCACCGGAACGCGCGAACCGACGACGTACGGGCTCCCGTTCATGACGCTCGCGTCCATTCGGACGTGAGGGTGTGGAATCAGGACGACGGGGAGGCTCACCGCTTCCCCCGATACTTCTCCGCCCCGGGCTGCACGCAGACGAACTCGCCGGCTTGGCCACGGAGGAGCACGAGACCGCGGAGGGCGCACCTGTCGTTTTCGATCGCGGTGGTGGTGGCGTCCCAGGCATCGATTTTCCCGCGGCGCATGCCGGACCAAAGCCCAGCAAAGGCGAAGATCGGGATCGCCAAGCCGAGAATCAGGATCCTGGCTTCGTCGCTCACGGCTCCTCCGTTCGCATCTCGTCCCCGCTCTCCCGCTCCACCCACACCGGCACAAACCCTTCGGCCAACCACCCGATGTACACGAGAGCAGCCCCGACGATCGCGAAGACGATGGCGGCCTCGAGCAGAAGGCGGGAGAGCTGGGAAGTGCGGGACAGCGGCGCGGCTAGGGAGTGGTGGCCGTTTCTGTCGAGTCGGGTTAGGGGGGCGTTCATCGAGAGAGACATCGGCTTACGTTTCCCCCAAGCTGCGCGCGCGGTGCGACGGCCGCGAGAAGTCTCGGAACTGATCGCGCTCTGGGTAGTAGACCGAACCCGTGCCGTCGCCGCGCGATGGATCGGCCGGATGGATGTGCTTCTGGAGCACAACGCCGTGGGTCGAAAGAAGCCCCGTCGCCTCCTTGACGGTGAGATCCCGCCCGTCGTGGAACACAACGGAACCCGGTGCGCCGCGCCGATGGCCACAGCACGAACCGGCCGTGAGTTCTCCCGCTCGGTTGAGCTCGCACACGAGTTCGGCGATGCACCAGTCCACCGGTTTCCACGACCACCGACGCTCGCCGGTGTGACTCAACCTGCCGGGAATCGGTACGTAGCAGAGCATGGTCTTACCCGAGCGGCACATCGGCGCCCTCGCTGTTTTGGTGGCAGTCATCGCAGAGCGTGATCCCGTCGTAGGGCGGGGCGCCCCACGTCCCGTGCCACCAGCCGCGTTCGCGCAACCGCTCCCACGAGCGAAACGACCACGTGCCGCATGACACGCAGACGTGCGCGCCAAGGTTCTTGGCGATGTCGATGACGAGCTGGGCGAGAAACGGGCGACCCATCACCCACCTCCGTTGCAGTTCAAGGCGGGCATGCCGATACGGCAGGATTCCCAGTGCATTTGGATCCCACCAGCGGGGACACGTGTGCGCGTAGTCGGGGAAGGCATTCGGCTACGCGGCTCCGGCTGAAAGGGTGGACGCGTGCTCTGCGTGGGATCGCCCGCACGCGCCGCAGATGTCGTCCGGTAACGGAGTCAGTTCGTCGCCAGGCTCGAAACTTGAGCAGGCGGTTTCCCACGGGGGGCCGCCGTCGTTGAAGCGAACGTTCGCGCCAGTGCGTCGCCAACGATGCGGCCACGTTGAGCCGTCGAGCTCGACCAGGCCCATGCGCATCAGTCGCGTCAGCGGGCCATAGGCGGAAGACATCCCGGCGCGCTTTGCTACCTCCGACGCGACGACCCATTCATCACGGCCGAGGGCACAGAGGGCCTCGCGTTGACGGGTGCTGATCACGACTCACCCCCTGAACATACGCGACGCGCAACATTCGTGGACCCTGAGCGAACCTTCACCCACGCGCGTTGCGTGGTTTGGCGATCGTGCGCAAAGATTGCTGTACGCGGACACGGTGGGGCCAAAAAAAAGACCATCAGCGCGACGCTCCAAACTTCGATCCGAGCCGCTGCCAGTCCGCCCACTCGTTCAGCGCGCGGAACCATTCTTCCTTCGGCGCCAGATCGAGACGACGGCGAGATCTGCGCTCCGCCAGTGTCGTGTGCGGGACCTTGAACACGTTGTCGGCGAGCCAGCGAACAGAGCGGCCACCGAGACCAACCGCGACGATGCGCGCCTCGAACTGAACCTTGGCGCGCAAGTTGCTGTTCTCGTCCTCGGAGAATGATGGACACTTCGCGAGACCAGGTCCCGACGGACGCTCAGAGGTGTGGGCGCTCAAGCGTCCTCCTTCGGCTTCTTCTCCAACACCTGATACAGACGCTCAAACGCAAACCCAGCCACCGTGACCGCGACGATGCCGACGGCTACGGTGACGAGAAGGGTGGTGCGGGCGAGAGTGCGCATGGGCTAGGCGGCCTTGATCTGGTTTTCGCAGGTGGCCTTGTTGTGGCCGAAGCCGGCGCATCGGCTGCACTGGGTACGTTTGCGCGGAGGGCGCGGATGGTCATACCGAACACGAGGAACCGCCTCGCGCGGGCGGCGGCGCACCGGAAGCCGGCCAACCGTCAATGCTTCCTCAACCGAGCGACCGGCTTTCAGACGCGTGAGTATCGTTCGGTGGTTGACGCCGGTCCGTCGCTCCCAGCCCGCGACTGTGTCGCGGACTCCGTTGCACACAAGCTTACGTGTTCCGGGAACGCGCCCGCGCAGAACGTCTGCAAGCTTGGGACCCCGCGTCGTACAGATTTTTTCCTCCGACCAGCCCCAACGGATTCGTTGCTCGATGGCCTGACGCGAGATGCCGAGCTCCGTCGCCCAGTCGGTGGCGAGCATCCGGCGACCGCCGTGCTCGAGCCAGACGTTTCTGCGAGTGTTGCGCGCCTGCTCCTTGTCGGTCGCCCACCGACAGTTTCCCGGCTCGTAGTTCCCGTTGTTGTCGGGATAGCGATCGAGCGAGTGCTTCGGCGACGGACGTGGCCCCATGTCCGCTACGAAGCGCTCGAATCCTCCATCGCCGAGCCACTCCGGACAGACCGCGATCCCGCGCCCGCCGTAGTCCTTGAACTGCTTCAGCCTTGGCGATCCGTGACACCGGGCCTTCATGCCCGCCCAAATCCGGTAGATGGCTGTCCCCGTGCCGCCGTGGGTGCGGGCATTCGCGCTGCACACCTCGCGGGCGAGACAGCCGCACGACCGCGACATTCCGCTTCGGAGATTGAAGAAGTAAACAACCTTCTCGTTGCCACAGTCGCAACGGGCGCGAACCTTCATGCCGGACGCTCGCTCGACGAGCACCCAGCGGCCATACCGCGAGCCCTCGGCGCGTTCGGTGTCGGTGGTGGGGCGCGCCAGGCGTCTCAAGCCGCCCCCTCGTGTCCGTTTGGCTTTGATTCGGAGGCGGGCGGATCGTCGTCCGACGGCTTCGGCTCAAACGGCGCCACCTCGACGACCCTCTTCCGGCGATCGGCAGACGGGGGCCAGCTCTCGGCCGGTACCGCGCCATTCGTCCAAATTCCGATGTCGTGGCGCGACTGCTCAGACGGAACCGACTCGCGGTTTATCCAGGACCAGATGGTCATTCTGGAGACGCCAAGCGCCTCGCCGGCCGCCTCCCGCTTGATGTCATGAGCCGTGAGGAACCCCTCAAACAGCTCCGGGCCCGGGAACTCGGCGTCGCTCATCTCGGGTCAAGGTAAGCATACCTTTACCGGAACGTGCAAGTACTTTCTTTTAGCGTAAGGTCGGCTTGACGCTAGAGTGTGTCGCGCGCCCAATGGCAAACCCGGACGACGACCGGGGGGAAGCTCTTTTTTGGTACCTCGGGCTATTGCTCGAGAACTGGGACCGCGCTGGCATCAACGGACCAGAGATCCAGCGACGCACGGGGGTCAGCAAGGCCCAGGTCTCGCAGATCCGAACGGGGAAACCCGGAGGCGGAGTGTGGACGCTCATCCGCCTGGCCAAACTAGACGGCAGATCGCCGGGCCAGATCCTGGACGACGCGCTAGGGTGGTGGGAGCGGCAAGGGCGGGAGTACCGCGACCGAAAGGTCATGGAATTCGCCAGGAAGCGACGCGGAGACAGCGTCGCTCCTGAGTCCGAAGAGCGCCCGAGCCACAAGCCCACGGGGTAGCCCTAGGGTGAAATAACGCACCGCGTAGGTCGATTTCTCTTTGCCAAGACGGTCAAGGTATGTTTACCTTTACGAGTCAGCACAGAGCACCCCATGCAAACCCTCTCCACCCCAACCGTTCCAGCCCTCCCGACCGACCTCACCCCCGTAGCGAGCCCCCTTCGGCCGCCCCGGGTCCCAACGATCTCCCTGGTCGAAGGCCTCCCCCCGCTCGCCCCCGTCCGCCCGATCGCCTCCCCCTCGCTCTCCCGCGAGCTCCTGGCGCTCTCTCGCTCAGGCTACCCGACCGCCTCGGAGATCAAGCGCGCGCACCAGATCATCGAGAACCGCCTGGCCTCCCGCTTCGTTGTCGTCGAGGACCACCCGGGCTTCAACGCCACGACGCACCACGGCGAGCACGCGACCCGTGAGGCGGCCGACCTCGAATGCGCGAGCCGGAACCGTACCGGGATGACGGGGTCGGGATTCCGGCAGACGTTTTGGGTGTGGGATCGGGCGGAGTTGTTTGGCGGGGTTGGGGCGATGTGCGGGAGGGCTGGATCGTGAGCGCCGCAGTCGCCATAGTGGCTGCTACCCACCGGGTACTCGTCTTCGTTCGTGGCGAGTTCCTCGAGAGCGGGCGCGGCACGAAGGAGGAGTGCATCGCGCTCCAGGCCGAGGCTCGTCGTAATGGCGACGACGCTCGGATCGCCAGCGTCGAGCCCGAGCCGATCCATGCGCGCTCGGCGACCTTCGTGGGCTTCTCTGGCGGCGATAGTTGCTGGTCCGGTCGCCGTGTCTACCAGGAGCGCAAGCTCAGGAGCGGTCAGGTCGAGCTCGTCTGTGGTCGTGGGCTCGAGGACGCGCACGAGGCGAGCGGCGGCCTCCACCCCTTCGCCACGCTGAAGAGCAAGAAAAGCCGGGAGGCGGCCTTCGTCACGTGCCCCGAGTGCGTTCGGCGGATTCGTGCAGCCGGTTTCGTTCACGCGCCGAAGGCGTCGCCATGACCGACTGGGATTTCGGAGGAGCGGACGCTGAGTACAGCGAATCAGAGGATCTGGCTGACATCTACACGTGCGACGTGTGCGGCGAGGACTTCGAGCCGGGACATCCGGACGACAACGTCTGTGACGACTGCTGCGAAAAGGAGGAACCATGAAGGTACGCGCCCGTTGGCAAGACGCCTACAGCGTGCGGCAGCGCGTCGAGATCCTGTTCGGCGGCAAGTGGCTGCCGGCCTGGGTGCGACGCAAGACGGCCACTGGGATGCCCGTCGTCCTTACGGCGACGCGCAACCCGCTCACCATCGCGATCGACCGGAAGTGTGACATCAAACCGGCAGAGGTGCAGCCGTGAGCGCCAACAACTTCGAGCGCATCGCCCGCCTCAACAAATCCCGCGCCCTCATCTCCGCCATCGACCGCGAGCGCGTAGAAGCCCGCGTTGACATCCTCGCCGACGCCCACGTGATCGCTGCCTGGCTCCGGCTGTTTCACGCGGCTGACTGGGCGGCGTACGCGGCGCTTGCCGGGTGTCGGGAGCCCTCGAGGGAGACGAGGGAGATGGTGATTTCTGAATATGACAGGCGCGCTTCGCTTCAGCGCAAGAGGGCTTCCTAATGGACCCCCGCTACGCCTCCCACCTCCGAGGCCTGTGCTTCGACCTCGCCCGCTACCTACACGGCGGCGTCTACCCCGAAGGGCTCGTGTTGGAGCTCGCGAGTTTTCACGCCGATTACCTCATGCAGCTGGAGGACAGATGGCCGAGTTGAGTCGCAAGAAGGGAACGCAAATGAAATCCACGTCGAATGGCAAAAAGAGTCGCCCCGTCGTCGTCACCACCGCCCACCGCGGCGTGTTCTTTGGCTACGCGGACGACACGGACGGCGAGACGATCGCGCTGAAGAAGGCGCGCCTGTGTGTCTACTGGTCCCAAGAGCTGCGCGGCTTCATGGGCTTGGCGTCGTCCGGTCCAAATAAGAATTGCAAGATCGGTCCCGCCGCAGACATCACGCTCCGCAACATCACATCTGTTCTCGAGTGCTCCAGTGACGCGGAGAAAGCGTGGAACGAGGGGCCGTGGAAGTGAAGCTCTACAAGGTCCTTGGCAAGGACGGTCGGAGTTGTCACGGCGGGTCGCTTCAGTGGTCCCTTCCGACAGGAGGGAAGCCGGGTGATTGGCACGAGGTGGCGAGCGTCCGCATGTGCGAGAGCGGACTGCATCTCACGCCGACGCCTGAGTCTTGGTGGCGGGACGGGGCCGCACGACTTTTCGAGGCGGAGGCAGAGGACATCATCGGTGACGCCGCGACGGAGACCAAGGTGGTCGCGCGCCGCGTTCGTCTACTGCGCGAGGTCACGCCAAATCAGTACGCCAAAGATCGTGGCGTGCGCGTAGCGAGCGGCACGATCGATCTCGGGTCCGGGGACGGGTCCGGGGACGGGTCCGGGTACGGGTCCGGGGACGGGGACGGGTACGGGGACGGGTCCGGGGACGGGTACGGGTCCGGGTACGGGGACGGGTCCGGGTACGGGTCCGGGTACGGGTACGGGTCCGGGTACGGGTCCGGGTACGGGTCCGGGTACGGGTCCGGGTACGGGGACGGGTACGGGGACGGGTACGGGGCGAAGGCCGACGTGGTGACTGAATGACCGACAAGAACCCCCTCGACCTATTCCTCCTCGCCGACGCCTGGCGCGCCATCGCCGACGCCCAACGGTTCACGGCGGCCGGTGAGGCTACGTACGACTACGCGGTGCTTCGTGCGCGTGACGCCCTCAACTCGTTGGCTCTCGCGCTCGCCCAGCATGACCGGAAAGAGCTGCTCGGCCGGTTGCTTTCGGACGTGGAGCCACGGCTCTCACCCGATCGCGACCACCGTTCACCGGAGCTCGAACCATGACCTGGCTTCTCTGGATACTCGTCCCCCCCGCCATCGTCTTCGCCGCCATCATCGTCCGCGCCATCGTGATCCGACACTGGCACCACCTCGCGGCACGCGATCGCAAGCCCGTCGATTCGTGGCGGCGGGATGTGGGAGGGATGCCGTGACGCCCCACTCGACTCTCGAGGAACTCGCCGCCCGAATCGAGGCGATGAAGCCGGCCGACCAGCTTCGGCTTTGCGCGGGGCTGCTCGAGGACGCACCGGGTGATCTGTCGGTGCTCCGCATTGTGCGACCGATTGTCGAGCGGATCGCGAACGAGGTCGGGGCGCTGATTGTTGTGCTGGAGGAGGCGAGGAAGCGGTGAGTCCATGGAGCGAGCTGCGCGGCAACTGCTTCCCCCCGGCAGGCCGCGCGGCTCACTCGATGGCCTGACCGCGAGGAAACCATGAGCGAGCACACCAAACTCACCGACGACGGATGGCGCGAGCTGACCGCCGAGGAGTACATCCTGCGCAACATGCCGGAGAAGTACGGCGAGATCGCGCGGGCGATCGACCGGACCATGGCATTCGACGCGGAGGTCCCGCCGAGCCTCTGTCGGTGTGACGAGGCCAGCCGGTGTGTCGCACACAACGCGGCCTTCGACTACGCGCAAGACAACCAGCCGAAGAAGCTCGCGAGGTTCTTGCGGTTGGTGGAGAGGTGGAGGGCGGCCAAGTGAGCATGTTCGCGTACATCGATGCTCATCCCTGGTGGACTCTTGTCTATTTGCTGATCGTGTGCGCATCCGCCATCGGGGTTGCGGACGGGAGGCGACGTTGATCGAGACCGGAATCCACAAGGCGCTACCAGCCACCGAATACCACCGGCGAGAGCTTGGCGTCGTGAGCAACTCGGCGCTGAAGCACGTCCGTCGCTCGCCGGCCCACTACAAGGCCTGGATCGACGGCACGGCGCCCGACAAGGACACGCCCGCCCGAGCGTTTGGGCGCGCGTTCCACATGGCTCTCCTGGAGCCCGAGAAGTTCGCGTCTGCCTACGTCAAGCTTCCCAAGTTCTCGGGCAAGGGCATGAAGGCCGCCAAGGCCGAATGGCTGGCCGCGCACGCTGACTTCGATGCGATGCCGATGGACGACCTGCTCACCATCACGGCGATGGTTGAATCCGTGAAGGCACACCCGCTCGCTTCGCAGATGATCCACGACGGTCTGCCGGAGCTGACGCTAGCCTGGAAGGACGAGGAGACCGGGCTCTCGTGCAAGAGCCGACTCGACTACTACGTCGAATCCCTTGCGATGATCGTGGACGTGAAGACCACGGAGGACGCGAGTTGGGACGAGTTCCGTCGTGACGTTGCGAAGTACGACTACCACGTCCAGGACGCTCTCTACCGCTCCGCCGCCCTGTCACTCGACATGCCGGTCCAGCACTTCGTTCTGCTCGCCGTCGAGAAGTCGCCACCCTACGCGCTCGCCCCGTTCACGCTCGACGCGGAGGGGATCGGGCGCGGGTACCAGGCGGCGCGGCGTGACATCGACACCCTGGCGCACTGCATGAATACCGGGCGCTGGCCCGGGTACAGCGAGACAATCCAGACGATCGAAGTGCCATTTTGGGCCGCTTGAAAGGACCGAACATGCCTCCCCGAACACCCACGACCGAACAGCAACAACTCCCCGAGAATCCGGCGCCGCCCGTCGAGCAGACGCCGCTCCCGGTGGTCACTCCGGCGGACCCGGCACCGGCTGCACCCGTCGAGCCACCGGCCGCGCTCGCCATCGCGGAAGCCCAGGAGCCCGGGCGAGCGATCTCGGCCTTCGCAAGCGGTGAGGCGTTCACGACGGCCCAGCGCATGGCCAAAGCGCTCGCGTCGTCCAGCCTGATGCCCCAGGCCTACCAGAACAACATCCCGAACACCCTGATCGCAATCGAGCTCGCGAGCCGGATCGGCTGCTCGGTTCTGATGGTCGCCCAAAACCTGGACATCATCCACGGGCGCCCGAGCTGGCGGTCGACGTTCCTGATCGCCACGGTGAACGCAAGCGGGCGCTTCACGCCGCTCCGGTTCCGCTGGCAGGGCGAGGAAGGGAAAGCGGACTGGGGATGCCGCGCGGTCGCCAAGGACAGGGCAACCGGCGAGGAGTGCGTTGGCACCCTGATCACGATGCGGCTCGCCGACGCCGAGGGCTGGACGAAGAAGAACGGCTCGAAGTGGCTGACGATGCCCGAGCAGATGCTCTGCTACCGGGCCGCCGCGTTCTGGACCCGCGTCTACTCGCCGGAGCTCTCACTCGGAATGCACACGAGCGACGAGGTGATCGACACCTACGGCGAGGACGTTTCGCACGTGCCAGCTGGGCTCACGCCAGGGAGTCCGGCCTCACTCGAGGCGGCGCTGCGCGCAAAGAATGGCTCTGAGGTCGTCTCGTGAGTTCTGAAAGGACCCCCATGTCAAAACCCACCCCCACTCCGACGCCCGACCCGAAACAACGTTCCGCCCCCGACAAGTACACCCTCGCCGCGAAGCTCGCCCGACGCCTCGAGCAGCTCCGCCGCGACACCGACGCCGAGCTCCTGACGACGCCGCAATCGATCGAGGCGAAGTACGAGGCGAAGCGGAAGGCTCTGCTTGCAGACGCCAGCGCCGACGTGAAGGAGTGCTTGCCAGCGGGGGCGCTTCGGGAAGGGGAGGGCTAGGCCATGAGCGAAAACAAGCCGCCGAGTCCGCCTCCCCGTGTCTTGCCAAAAGGCACCCGGTGGGATTGTGGCATCGGCAGCAACGACAAGGGCGTCCTGGTTCAGGACGCGGAATGGGACAACGACGCCGACAGATGGATCGGCATTGGTCTTCGGGATGATCGCGAAGGCGGGGAGAGGCCGGCACGGATCAAGCCAGAGTGGGTTACCTGGTCCTCCTACTACGCCGCCGTCCGCGATCCGTTGCCGGATGGTGACCGGTTGTACGAGGGCGACTGCGTGTGCCGTCTCTGTGGAAACGCCGGAGCTGGCGTTCACTTTCGCGGCTCAGGTCCTCACTACATTCCGGGACAGCCAAGCGAGGATCGTGCGTGGTACTGCGACGCCGGACGCCACGGCTCAGCTGAAGACGTGGACGCCGAAATCACCCGCCGCAAAACCCTCCGCCGCCTCCCCGCCGCTGACGAGTGCCCAAAGTGTGGAAGCACCGACCTTTGCAACTACGGCGACAAGTGCAACGCGTGCGGCATTACGGGCAAGCAGATCGTCCTCGCGCGGATCGCCGCCCGCCAATCAAAACTCGCCCCGGCCGGGGTCTCTGTGGATGCTGCCCATCGTGAGACGGCAGACGCTTCGCCTTCGGGCGACGCGTTGCGAGGCTCCACTCAGCCTCCCGCGCCGGGGCGAGATCCGTACCGGGAGCACAACGAGCACCACACGCGAGAGCTTTCGCACAGTGACGGGGCTCGGCGCTGGTACCGAGAGCAGGACGAACGCCGCGCCGCCATGCAACGAAAGCATACGCAAACCCTCGCGGATTTCGACCGCAAGGGGAAGCCGAAACACCCGTGGGATGCCGAGGATGCTGATGAGCTGTATTCGACGTTGTGAGGCGAAGTGATGGCTGGCGACGAAAACCACGACAGCAACCGTATCGTCAGCACGTGGAGCGACCACCTCTGCGCCACTGGTGAGAGCTACTACAAGACGAAAGACGGTCGAGTCTGGAAAACATGCAGCCCGGGACACTACGCTGGAACCGGGGAGACACTCGGCCACATCAGGCGCGGAAGGATCGAGACGGCATGACCAGCACGCGCGAGATAATCGAGGCGAAGCTGAGGGCGCACTTCTCAACACCGGGCTGCGAAGTGCGTCCGTTGACCACTGGTCAGCAAGCATGGGCTGAGGAGATTATCGCCGCCCTCCAATCCGCCCGGGCCGAGGATGTGGCGACGGTACGGAAGTTCATTCTCACCGCCGACGGGAGCCGGCGCATGAGCGAAGTGAAGGCAGCCCTCGAAGCTCTCGACCGCCTGGGGGCCAAGTGAAACCGCGCACCCGACCCTACCGGCTCGAATTGGAGAGCTACAACAATCTGGGCCCATCAACGTACGTGGACGAGGAGCACGCGCGGAGAGCGCTTCGACACTTGCCCACCGGAACGAAGTGGAAGATCACGCGGCGCCTGACTCCACACGGCCGAAAGACCGAGCTGATCGCGGAGGGCGTGAAGTGAAACCGCGCACGCCGACGGAGAGGCTCAGGGAGATACGGCGGATCCTGGGAGCCAGGCGCGCGGAGTGTCGCGGAGGCGCCACTAATCAGTGGCCGATGAACGTCGCGATCTCAGACATCCGCCGCATCTACCGCCTAACCCAACCCGCCCCGAAGCGCGGGAAGGCGAAGGGCAGGCGGAAGTGACGGACCCGTTCATCGTGACGCTGCTGACCGGCGCCTACCTGTTCGCGTGGGCATTCGAGAGGCTCTCGTCGTGAGAGCCACCGACCCGTCACGCTCGCGAATCAAGCGCGCACTCGCGGCCCTCCGGACGTGCGGGACTCAGCGCGACGGCAACCTGTTCAGCTCGAACGGGCTCGAAGCGTTCCAGGCGATCCAAGTCCTGAAGATCCTCAACCCGATGCCCGCAAAGAAAGCGAGCAAACGGCGATGACCGAAACACTTTCGGATGACGACGCGTTACAGTTCGTGAGGCTGGCCTCGGAATTGTGCGACGCGATTGAGCGGGCCGCGCCGTTGCCGAACGGGATGATCGGGCGCGCCCTGTTCTCTGCATTCTTGGCCGTGGCGACCCGTGAAAAGGGCTCCACGCTGACGATTGCCGAGGTGTCCAGGATCACCGCCGACATGACTCACCGCGAATTCGCGGCAGGGAGGCTGAGCCGATGACCGACGAGCGAATCAAGCGAGCGGTGGAGTTTATACGCGAGCACTGGTCGCAGCTGTGCCGACCACCTGGGTTAGACACGGTCATCGCCATCCTCGAGTCGCCTCC